TAACACATGGGATTGTTTTTCCCGGAGATCTGTAAACCTACAAGACTTTCTTCCCGCATTTGGTCAATCTTTTTGCAAATGTCGGAGCCTGATGAGCCTAGCTGCACGCCATTGACCCAGCCATTTAATGTATCTCTATGTATTCCGGTAAAGAATGTAAACCCAACAATATTCACTACTTTCTCGTAGTCATTACACAGGTCTATATATATATCTAATACCTCGTTAACCTTATCTGTATCATAGGCATTATTAATATTATTATCATCCTTTAGGTACTTTGGATTAACTTTAAATACATTCTCATAGACATATTTACAACAGTTATACCATCTGTTCTGCGATACTTTGCATAAATCCTCTATATGTCTCTCTTCCATCCAGAGATTTATATACATGTCAATATCACTTTTAAAAACATCAACGGTATTATTATTTATTTCCTGCATTTCAACTGCTGACATGTTATATATCTCCTCTCTCCAGTACTGGAATACTTAAAATAAAAAATGCAACTGATACAATCAGATCATGATGATCTCGACTGTACCGGCTGCATGAAGTCCGTTTCTTTCGGGACCTCGACGGCTGCCGCCGCCCGTTGCCCGAATGCATTTTTAATTTAATAAAACAATATCATTCTATCATTTTCTTGTCAAGGTATATTTTAAAATTAAATTTTAAGCCTGTATATTATATATATTATTTATATAAATATACTGCCTTATTTATAATATATATTTTTAATATTACAAGAGAGAATATACTCTTTCTCTAACTCTAGTGTCTATATCTACGTTGCAAAAATGTTGCAATTTGTTGCAGAGGTGTTGCATTGCAACAAAACTAATACTATTCTATCATTTTACATTGTCCATAATAAAATTATCACTCTTGAAATTTTGTGAAAATTTAACAAAGATTTTCTACGTTTTAAACAAAAAAAGACAGCTATATTTCAAGCTGTCAAATTATCAATACTCATTTCAATTATTCAATTTCAAACCCTACCAGCTCCCACTGATCCGGTTCTCCGTCCTCATCGTAAGATACAGGATCGTTAATTTCTTTAACTCTAAAACTCGGTGTATCTTCATCCAGCGCCGCGCCTGTACTGTCACATTTCCATGCTTCCATCGTCTCGCCGTTGCTTGTGTCGTGATCTACTGCGATCATTCCTAACTCTTCAACCTTGAAAATTTCTACTGCAAAATGTCCTTCCATCTGTCCTAACTCTTTTAAAATCTTTAACATAGCTTTTTCCTCTTTTCTTTCTTCTCTGGATGTGCTATATTCAAATAGCACACATTTCACTTGGTATGGTTTTTGTGTGTCGGGCTGGATTTTCTCCAGCCCTTTCTTTTAATTGTCTTCAATTCCTTTTTGAGTATCATCGATCAGCTGATCGACCATCTTTTCCGCTTTTTCATAATCCTTAGATTTTAAAACTTCCTTTAAATCTTTCAGATCCTGCAAAAGTCTTCTTAAGTAACTTTTAAATACACTCATATCTTCGCTCATTTTTCTCCTTTCCGGCTTTCGCCTATTGCCTTTCGACAATATTATAATAGACTATTATCATGTATTTGTCAATAGTCTATTTTCATGTATTTATATTTTTTATAATATCAGTTATTCTTTTATCTATTCTACATGATAAAACAAAAAAATTCTCCTTGCAATTTTTATCCCTTGTACTGTTATACAGGTTTACTCCTTTCTGCTGCAAGCAAGCTATATAATAATCTTCGGCGCAAAGTCTTTCTTCACTTTTACATTGCCCGGGAATTTCTAATAATTCAATAATTTCAATTTTAAAATTATTGTCATAATCTTCCTGAAGGTCTTTACAGTAATGATTTCCAGCTTTTAATAAATTCACATGTGCTTTTGCTCTTTTTCTCAAGTTCTCTGTTTCTCCAATGTAAATTCTTCCATTATCTTTATTATGGCATATATACCACCATTTCTATTTTCTGGATAAACAATATTCTTTTTCAAACAATCACCCTCTTTTATATTCCATGATGTCCCCTGGTTGACAATTTAAAAGTTTGCATAAATTACATATAACTTCGCAAGTCACATTTTCATTCTTTGTCAATTTTGCCACAGTGTTAGAATGTATTCCATTATTTTTTAACCACTGCTTATTAAGTTCCTTCTTATCCATAATCTGCCACAGCCTAGAAAAGTCTATTCTTCCATTATCTCCATAGTTAGCCATCTTTACACCTCTTTTCTTTTTATATATGATAATAGATTTTTCATATCATGTCAACGTCTATTTTCATGTATCATGTTGCACAACAAACCATTGTTTTATTTCGTCTATTATTGTGTATTTTGTCAATTGCTATTTAGTCTATTATCGTGTATTATAATCTCAACAGGAAAACAAAGAACACAAAAACAGGAGGGAACGATCGTGAAAGTTAAAATTAAAATTGAGGGAAAGATAAATGATACTTACACTTTTCAGCAACCAGAAGAGGGAAATATCCTTGACGAACTGGCGGCGATCATCGAAGAAATGAAAGCCGGAAGAATTGAGAAAGTAGAAATTGAGAGGGAGGCGTAAACATGAGAACATACGAACAGGATTTAAAAGAACTTAATATTTCAGCAGAAGAATTTGATAACATAATTTCACACATTTACGATAAAACAGCCGATGAAATGGCGGCGCTTGCCAAGGCGATTAAAAGCGGCGCGGCTGTTCTCCCGACTGTAAAAAGAGCATTTGAGCGCGTTCTTACAATTAGACAGGCGGAAAGACAAGAAGCATATAACATTTATTATAACGATTTAAATACCATGTGTTATAGCTGTAAAAAATGCGGTATAAGTTGTAACGGTACAATTTGTAAAACTTGGACTGGTTGCGCAATGAAAAATTAAGTCGAAACGGTGGAAGTTCCACCGTCTGCAGGAACTGCCCCACCTGCACCGATGAGACAGGGCGCATGATGAAAGGATGGTTGATTTTATGAAGATGATGACACTTGAAGAAGCGAAAGAATACACACGCCAAAAGTTGGCACCGTATTACAGCAACGAGCGAATCGAGAACGTTGTAAAACAGTATGTTTCCGTTGTCCGCCCAGGCGTTGTCTTAGTTGAAAATAAAAATGTGGGACTTATGGAACTGTATCTATAGGAAAATGAAAGGATGGTTGATCTTATGAAGTATTACAGAGCAGAGATCGAAGACGATAATTTCGAAATAATTTTAGCCGATAGCGAAGAGGATGCTATCAATCAGTATTTTGAGTTAGGAGAAAAACACGATTTATTTAATCTGATAGAGCTAAATGATGATTATAATGAGGTTCGCACAATTTTATAAATTAGGCAAGCGGCGGCGTTTACCGGGGTTCGATTCCCCGGCTTGCTTTTACCAAAAAATTTGAATATGGAGGAAAATTGAAGTATGAGAAAATTATTTTTATTAAAAAAAGGCAGAATAAACTTTTATGCATGCCTGTATGACTGTGGCATGTATACAATCGACCGAATTACAAAAGGATTCGGCGGAATTGTGACAACATTTGAAACACTGGAAGAGCTTGAAAAATATGCTGCTGAAAACGGATATAAAAAAGCATAATAACCGCCGCAGAGGATGCACGCCGGAACCACTGCCGGCGGCGGTTCTACCCGTAAGGGAATATTATTTTTTTAGGAGGATTTATAAATGACTTATCCGAACGGAGCACAGACAGTTTTTCAAGTCACATGCATGGGAAGTGTTTATAGCGTTGAAGATGGATTTTTCAGAAATGACGGCAAAGGAACGGACTTTAAAACGTTCGACGATGCTTGGGAAGTTTTCAAAACGCTTCCAGAATTGGAGCAAAATGCTGCGGAAATAGAGGAATTTTAAGCCGGAATCATCCCGGCTTTTTCCAGTGTCCGGATATATTGCAACTTGACAAGATATACGCCCGGTCATATAATGCGCTTAAGCGAACACGTATAAGCCATTTTAAGGCTTGCGCAAGGCTATGCAGTGCTTTTATATATTTACAACGCGAAACGTCTGTAAATCGTTTTTACGACGTTGCAAGCCTGTAAACACTGTGTTCATCTTGCCGCGTTGGCATCCGGCAGCATGTCAGACAATGCCGGCCTGCTGATCACAGCGATGTGCACTATCCCGGCAGCCCGCCGGGGTGTGAAAATTCTGATTTCTGATCTCAAAATCGAGCCGTTTTCCAAGAAGAAAAAAATTCAAAAGTTGAAAAATGAGATTCCAACTGTGAAAAGACAATATGCACAGTAAATTATTATGCGTCATTTCGCAACTTGTGAAATTTGACTAATTCGTTCTCTTCTCTTCCTCTGACTCTCAGTCTGTTTCTGTTTTTTCTGTGATTTTGTTGTTCTTGTTCCCATTTGAAAACCTCTCATTGACCTTCTGGTTGCGTGATTTATAATTTACAATCTTTACATCGGTGTTTAATTCATCCGGTATCTTCCCGACGATCAACACTGTATGTGGCTGCAACATGTCGATCATAACTTTGAATCCCTCGCAAAACTCTATCCGTGCCGCCTTTGCCCGCACTCTTCCATTTGTGCATACAGCGATCACACCACCCTTACTGTACCCGGCAAAACAAAGATCATAATTATCTTTGTCCGGGATGCCTACGGACGGTATAACGCGGATCCCGTTCAGCAGCATGTAATGTGCAAGCGCATGATTCCGGTACACATTATACAGATTCAAAGCAAACGGCATACCACAATCGCCTGTAGCAATACTGAAATCCGGCATACAGACCGAGTGGAAACACTTCAAGTGCTCTAGGTATTTATCCGGGTTATTCCACAGTCTTTGAAACTTTGAATCGTCAATATAGAAATTCACATTTAATTTTCTATGCCCTTTTATCTTTTGTGAAAAGCTCTCTCCAAAATCTATGGAGTCCTCCGGCAAATAATCCAAGCTGCATGCCGGGACAATCGGGATCTGATATTTTTCATCAAGCTCCGCTCCATAGATCATATATTCTTTCATAACATCAAAAGATGTATGACATCCATTGTACAATACTATCACCCCAAAAACATTTTACTATTTTTCTTCTTGACAAACAACTTCTTTTGTGAAAAGCAAAGAACGTGCGGCGTAATCACTTCTGCTTAGTTCATTTATCAGCTTTTCCCTTGTCATTTCCGGGTTTGTTCTGTGAATATACCGCAGCAATTCATCTATTTTGTCCACTATGCTGCCCTCCAATCAATGTTTGACATCAGATCATCCAAAAGATAGATCAAATCAGTACCGTACAGGCTGATCCAGTCCGCAAGATACTCTTCCTGCTCAATCGGCATATGAATGTTATAGGAAAAGCAAAAACAATGACAAAGTTCATGAGCCAGTATTTTGCGCAAATAGCCATTTTTCGGTTTATCTGAAACATATATAGCCCTGTTGTTCCAATCTGTCACAGCAAGGCTGATAGAGCCATCAGATCGCATCAGCTTACTGCTTGCACCGCGGACAAATTTTATTTCCCATTCAATACCATTTATCACAAACATATTTTACCTCCAAAAAAAGAAACCACCAGCCAAATATCAGCCAGTGATTTCTAAATTTAAAGTTATTCTTCTTGCTCTTCAATCAACAAATAATTAATGTACCTTGTTGCTGTTCCAGCAAGTTCTTTGCTGTAGTCTAGCAAGTCCATCTTGTACTCCGGTTTATGCCCATATGTGACTGTATAGAACTTTTCCACAAGTTCTAAGTTATGTAAGTCAGACAATTCCACAAGAATTTTGTGATATAAAAATTTTCTCGTCCATCCGAACCGGTCACAGATAATTTTGAGTTTCCAGTTATTTTTATTAAACCATTTACCACTCTCTATCTTTTTTACGATGCTCCAGCGTGCAAACGGGTCTTTCTCCGTAATTTCAGCCTGCGGATTTTTCAGAGCCTGTTCCATGTCGTGGAAGCGATTGATGTATTGAGCCGTGAAAGCCGTTCCCTTAACTCCAGTCAGCTTGTGCGCGATAAATTCGCATCCTTTCTTGGTAATGTCATAGCATGGGCGTTCTTTTCCTTGCTCGTCCTTATAGGTGCTTTCTCTGAAGAAATCAGCCAACGCAATTTTGCGTTCGCTAACCAATCCATTATTGGCTTCGTTGATTTGCTTACAATAACGGTTGATGTCACGCATCAAATCACAATGTCTTTTCCCTACCATTCCCGCAACTTCCATACTGGTTAACGTCTGTTCTAATTGTTTCATATGAATATTGTTCATCAGCAAATCCCCCATTTCTTCTTAAATGAAAGTATCGTGCTCAAAATAAACTGTAAAAACTTCTCGTCCTGTATGCTCTGGATTTCCGTTATCAGCTGTTCTTTCATCTCGCACCGCCTTTCTTGTCGGATGCAAGGTTACTTGTAAAAATCCACACACATTTTAAAAAGTGTTCGCTGAGTACATTCAGATTTTTGGTAATTTCTTCAATATACATTTCTCTCATAGATTTTTCCTGCCTTTCGTTTGCTGTTTGACAACCATTCCAAAAAGCGGTATAATCCATGTATCAACCGCTTTTGGTGGCTGTAAGTGTAAGAGTAACCGTTACTTGTCTAGGGCTTCGGTTGCTCTTATTTCGTTATAGACCTTATCAATCCCTTTCATTACTACATCATATTGTGTCATTCCGGTCTTTTCACAGCAATATAGAAGTTTTTCTCTATCTTCTTCTGTTGCTCTTACTTTTATAATGTTATTTTTGGGATTATCTGTCGGTCTGCCTGTTCTTGGTGACACTGTTTCATCTCCTTTCTTTTGGGTACACATAAATATTAATATATGAGTACACAAAAGTCAATACCTTTTTGAAAAATTCCCAAATCCACAAATCACTAGCTGATATTCAGTTGTCAATGTTCAAACAAACAGGGGCATTTCTGCCCCTGCCATTACATTTTGGAAACAAGCGTTGACAGCTTGCTTTTTGTCATTGTGCGCTCTTCCGGTGTCATGTCGGAGATAAGTTCCGCCATATCCTCCGAAAGCTCTTTCATGTATCTTTCAAGGTCATGCATCTTTGCATCCTTGTCTTCTGGCGTATTGCCTTTGTGAAGCTCTTTGCTTTCCATGTAGCTTCTGCGGCTCATTCCGCTTTTACCCTCTCTGCGGTCACGCATACCGCCATCTGCCGCAATTGTAGGCTCTGTGTAATACATTTTGCCAGAGTGACGATCCATATCACGGTCGTGTTCCATTTCCCGGTACATTTCCGGTGTCATGTGCCAGTACGGAGGTTCTTCATATCCGCGGCGCGTACCTCTTCCCTTTGGCGCGAATCTGCCGTCTGCATACCGGTAACGGTCATAATACCGTCTGCCGTCTCCGTAACGCTCAAACATATCAAGAACCTGCTCTGGGTCTGATTCGTCCATTGATTTTGTAAGCGTCCGGTAATACATGGCTTCCGCAAGGTCTTTAAGCATGTCCGTGACTTTTCCCATCTCTTCTGTATCTACACATTCGATACCTTTTGCAAACTCACACTCTGCGCTTTCAGACAGTTTTTCGATCATTTCGTGCATTCTCTTAATATCCATAAAACCGCCCTCCTTACGCTTCCCGGACTGCAATTAAATTGCTGTTCTGAATTTCGATTGCCTGCGCAGACGTATTCTGTACCGCTACCGTAACACAACAACCGCGAGGGACGTCTACATATGTCTGCGCCGAAACGTTAAAGAAGTTTTCAACTGCCGCCGGTGTAACAATCATTCGAGTTGACTGCAACGGTTCTCCGTCAATTGCAATAGCCAGTGAAATAGCTTCAACTGTTCCACCGGTAGGAATTTGAATGTTTCCAGAATAAGATACCAAAAATCTTGCCCGGCACTGATTTGTAAGTCCTCTCAATTTAACAATGCCGCTTCCCTGTCTATGAACAATACATTTTGTTGCGCTTGCCGGAGTTTCTGTAAATGCCACATCTTCTCCCTGCGCAACAGTTTGAATTGCAATTCCTGTAAATTCTGCCATAATTATTTACCTCTCTTTCAAAAATAAGGGCAAACATTATAGTCTGCCCTTTGTGTTTATAAGCAATACTGCACAGCAGACATAATCGAGTTAAACTCAATTAAGATACTCAATTATTCAATTTTGTGTAGCAGCTACTTTTAGCAGCTACATCCTGTGTTGCATCCACAGCCATACGCATAAGCGTTAGGATTTGGAACAACATATGCCGGGATTGCAGCCGGATTTACAGCGTTGATGATCTGCTGTGTCTGCGCTGACATTGCAGTAGTGAGCAATGCAGACTGGCGATCCTGTGATGCGGCTCTTCTTAAGTCATTATTTTCTGCCTGTAAGGAAGAAATCTTTTCCTGACACAGGTAATCAAGGATTGCCCTTGTTCCTGCCTGCTGGCTGTCGATAATGTCTCTGGTGTTGCTGTTCATGGTGTTCTGTAATGCGCAAGTGTTCTGCGCCATATTGTAGTTCACACCCTGGATAGCTTCCCTGGTCTCGCAGCAGCAATTTGCCATCTGGGACTGCAAAGCGTTCTGCGCCTGCATAAGTGTCACGTTTGTGGTATTAAATCCCTGCTGTGTCTGGTAGCCAAGGTTGCAGATTGCATTGTCTACACCATGAAAACCGTTCATAATAGCAGTGTTCTGTGCGTAAAATCCATCACAGAGACCATTTGTGATACCATCTAACTTTCCGATGATAGCCTGTGTGTCAAATCCACGCTGGATTGCGGAGTCAGTGTATGCAGATGCTGTTGAACCCATACCTCCGTTTCCTCCCCAGCCATTGCCGCCAAAGCCGCCCCAGCCAAAAATCATAGCGAAGATAATGATAGCCCACCAGCCATCGCCGCCCCACATACCATCATTGTTTCTCCCGTTTCCTGTCACTGCTGCAATATCAGCAAGACTAGGAGATGCGTTTCCATTAAACATTTTGTTTACCTCCATCTGATCTATTTACAAATGGGATAACCGGTTATTGTGCGCGCAACCCAAAATGTACTAATGATTAAACATGCTCATAACTTTCTGTTTTGCTTCATCTACCGTAATTCCTCTTTCTTTACAGAGATTCTCTGCCATTGTCTTAAGTCCACCTGTATCTCCGCTTTGATACATTTGCATGGCATTTTTTGCCATAGGATTGTTTTGAACCTGCGGAGAATTCATCATTTGATTTAACAATAATTGTGCCGGATTCATTCTGGATCACTCTCCTTTTTTACCTGTGAAGTTTTTCTTTGACTGCTTGGAATTTTATCTAATCGGTTTTCTATCTGTTCAATCTTCCCAAAAAGTTCATCAAACTTCTGCATAAATGCACCTGTGCACTCGTCTGATAGGTCAAATTTCAATTTTTCAGTATCATGCGATAAATTGCTAACAGTATCATGCGAAACTGGCTTAAAAACGATTGTGCGGATTGTACCATCTGCATTCCAGCTTTTGGCGTATATTTCTGTCATATCCTGTTTTGGGAAAAATGCAACGCTGCCATCCATTGGCACATCATTGGCAGTGATGTTTTCTACCGCCGGAACTACTTTTCCATTTATGCCAAAAGTTTGAACCGGTATCTGCTGCTGAATTTGCTGCGGTGCCTGCATATAATTTTGTGTATTATCAATGCGTGGCTGATTCATATACGGATTGTATGCGTACTGCTGCCCGTATTGCTGCATCTGCTGATTATAAATCGGATTCTGGTATGCTCCGCTCATATTCATCCTGTTTGACCTCCTCTAAAACATCTTCTATTGCGTGTATGATAGACGACTGCGTTGACAAGTCCAAGGACTGTAACTCTTTTCTGGCAAAAATTTTTTCAAGAACTTCATCTGAAAACACCACCATCCCTCCCTTTGATTATATTTTTGCATAAAAAAAGGCGGCAAAACCGTCACGATTCCGACAGTTTGCCGTCAAAAAATACAACAAAAAAAGAACGCATTAAGCGTCCATACATCCGTTCGTGTTACCTTTAGTGTTACCTTTGATTTTGACCTTTAGAAAAGACACCATTCAAAAACTCCTTTCTTTCAGTAAAATCAAGGCTTCACAAGGTTTTCTTAAACAAAAATAAAGTAGCGGAAGGGAGATTCGAACTCGGTATAAATTCTCTCAAACCCGCATAAATACTGAATTTCTTTATCTCCAAAGGTGTTACCTCGTGTTACCTTTTACATTGATAATGCTTTTGCAATATATTCCTGCATTTCACTCTCTGTCTTGTTATTAAAATAGTAATGATCGAGAGTTGTTCTGATATCTGTATGCCCCATTTGTGTTTTTATTACCGATTCTGGAACATTTCCATCTATCAACTTTGTTGCATATGTCTTTCTTGCCTTGTGAATTGAACGTTCACCAATTCCTATTCTATCACATATCACATATAGCCGCCTTGTAAATGCCTGACCTTTTATTCGTTTACCGTTTTTCATAAAAATATATTGCCCAAATGGATTGAGCATTTTTATTTTTCTCATAAGTTCTTTGGTATCTGCGGTAATTATAACATCTCTAAACCCGGCATCACTTTTAGGAAAATTTTGAACATCAAATACATATTTGCCATTATCATCTCTATATCTTATTTCTGTCTTTGATATATGTATCTTATTTTCTCCGACATCAGACCATGAGAGGGTAGATATTTCCCCAACTCTCAATCCTGTTTTAAATGCCAAAATAATGCCAAGTTCTATCAATGTAGGCTCATCTTCCATTACAAATCGTTCAATTAAAAGTTCCTCATCCTTAGAAAATACCAATTCGCAGTCTGACTTATGGTTCTTTTTAAATGACTTTTCCGAAATTTCCAAATCACCCATAAAACTGGTTATGCTCAGGCTGGTATAATGTTTTTTCTTTGCATATTTGAAAATTCCGTTAATCAATATCCGCATATCAGAATAAGCTTTTTGCGTAAGTTCCAGTTTTGAAATAGCTGTTTTTATGAATGATTCCAATATTTCTTCATCAATGTACCGGATTTTTCTATTTGCAATCGGCAAATACTTATTTTCAAAAAATCTTTTAAAATTTGTCTCGTACTTGTCCTTTGTCTGTCTTGTTATTTCACCATATTCAAGTTTTTCAGAAATCCAATTAGAATATACCTGAATAACTGTAGGTTCATCCTCCTTAGCTTTATAGAACTTTACTATTTCATCTTCAATTGCTTTTTCAGATGTTCTCTTTACAAGTCTCTTTCCTCTCTTATTATCTTCATCTGGCAAATATGTGTAAAACTTTCCATCTTTTCCTTGCCAAATGCTGTAAGTGTGTTTTTCAATAAATTTTTTCCTTTCGTTCATTTCAATTTTTTTCTGAATGGTGTCTATGTTGATAATACCATTTTCGATGGCAATATTCAACAACTCACTATTTGAAAGATTTCCCGTTTAACTCACCTTCTAACTTTTTTACTTTCTGTTTAATATCAAAAATTCTTCTTTCCACTGTTCTTGTTGATACGCATAGTCTCATGGCTATTTCTTTTGAAATAAGTCCACGGGCAAGAAGATAAAATATTTCTTCTTCCTGCTCCGTGAAATTGGCGTTTTCAATAATTGTTTCAAGCTCTGGCTTAGTCAGTTTTGAAAACTTCATAAGCCATTCTCCTCTTATATTTTTTATTCTTCTCCCTGCCAGATCTTCGGTGTACCGTCCATCATTGCCACATATTTTCCGTAACTCATGCCGGCTTCTCTTGCTTTTCCTAAAACATTATCTAATGTACTGTTTCTACATGTTTTTACGCTTCTTTTTTCCCTATCTTTTCTTCTGCGGTATTCATTTCTGCAATCCTTCCCACAGGTAAGTGCTCTGACTGATATTGATTTGTATTCTTTTCCGCAGATCACGCACTTTTTTGTATATACCTTGCTATTGAGCATAATTACACGTTCTCCTTAATCATAACAATCCCTGATATCATCTACGTCTCCTGCCAAAAAGCTGTCAAATACTTCTGCTACTCTCTCTATAAGGTCTCCATCATGTCCATTCTCTCTCATCTGCTCCGAGAAATCTTTCTGTGAGCACTGAAGTAAACCATTTTCCAACCTTGTCCATTCTTTTCTGTAAGTTATTCCATTCAATTCCAATGTTTCATTAATTCCGTTTTCTGTCAGTTCTACCGTATACTTCATGCAATTATTCCTCTCTTTCTGCATTATATTTCTTCCACGCAACAATTTTACTTCTATAAAAATACTCTGGATCTCCACTAAAGCACTTACCTCTTGTAACAGAATGTCCTTTGCACATAAGAGTGCCAACAAATTCACGCTGTGGCAAAAGTAGGTTGTCGTTTGCTGACAATAAGAAAACCTTTGTATCTAACGGACAACTGTCCATGTCATAATTCCAATCCATCTGTGCCCCTCTCTTTCCATATCATCTCCCACCTCCGCAGCATATACTATTACGGGAGGTGGTATGATGATCGCTTGGTTTTGTTATCTGGTTCTAAAATAAACTCATCTGGTTCTCGTCGTACTGGTAAATGCGTCCAGTCATGATCCTCCCTAACTGACGCAATCTCTCCACCCGTGGTTTCTGCTTAAGATTCGCCATATAATTATTATCCACTTCCGGCGGTATGGAAAAATAACATTCCTCCGGTAATGGCAACTGATTTTCTGTGCAGATCTCGTGGATCTTTGACTGATAATAAATGATATGATTCCGTGTCAGATTCATGTTGCATCCATCGGACCAGAACGGATCATTACACCCGTTCTGATTGATAACTTTCCAGTGTTCTATTTCTCTGCGGATGCACTGGCAGTACTCTTTCACTTTATCTTCTGCTGTCTGTATCATGACAGCACCTCCAAATCTTCCAATGGAACATAATGTTTTAAATTGTTCGCATAATAAACAACAGCACATTTTACCGTTTCTTTTGCTCTTTTCGATACATAAAACGCTTCTGGAATGACTCCGATACCTACATCACATTCATCTTCATAAATCGCATCAAGATAGCCTTTGATGACAATATCCTTATATCCAACAATTACACCTGTGAAATTCTTATCAACGTGTTTGAAATAAGTTTTCTCGATATATTCAACATTTTTTTCGACAGTGCCATCATTGTTTCCATCTGCCAGATTATTGTCCATTGCATCAGCAGTTAATGTTTTCCTGTCGAGATACAGCCATCTTCCGTCTTTAAATGGCTTATAAAAGCCTTTGCATTTTACTTTTTCAAATAAATTCATGGCATCACCTCCGGCATAAAATCAGATAATCGCATTTGTGCCATTTCTGCATCTAATCTCTTTTTGGACAAATCATAATAATGCTTGTCCAGTTCAAAGCCAACATATGGATGGTTGGTTCTGTAGCAGGCTATCAAACTACTAGCACTTCCTACATGTGTGTCAAGGATAATGTCTCCGGGCTTTGCATAGCTATTCAGAAGCCATTCATATAGTGCCACTGGTTTTTGTGTAGGATGAATACGGTTTTCTTTGTGTTTCATATTTTGCTGAAGCATTCCGTGCCACCTATATTTAATCTTCCTTACTGCAGTACTGAACGAAGTCCATGCAAGTTCACAATCAGCAAAATCATTATTTCCATTATCTTTATCCCAAACAATCCAACAACTACTATTAAACGGCATTTTGCTTATAAAATGATTTGCTCCCCAAATAATCTGATTTTTTGACACTCTAAACAGTTCATTGAAATATTTTTCGTTTGGTGGTTTTATATCCATTCCGCTAAAACTCTTGTAATCTTTTGCTTTTGCTAGGTTACTTCTTGTATGGTTTTTATCTCCATTTTCTCCAATCCCATACGGTGGATCTACAATCGCAAGGTCAAAGTAACCATCCGGGAACTCTTTCATCCCATCCATACAATCCATGTTGTAATATCCAAAATCCATTACGGCATCACCTCCGGAAAATCCTCGATTTGCATCTGTCCTTCCAGATCATCCGCAGACTTTTCATCCTCTTCGCAAGCGGATATCATTTCTGCATCCATATCCGATTCTTTTCCAATGTCAATAAGGATCAAAGGCTGCCCTTGGTCTGTCACCCATATTACATTTTCCAACTTGTACAGTTTTCTTTTTCTTTGATTCGCGCAGATAATACTCACCGGTGCATCATCCGGAAAGCTGTTTACATATTCTTTTAATTCACTATTCTTCATTTTCTTTTGAAAGGAACCCGGCGCGCCTTTTATCCGGATAGGTTCCGGCTCCTTTCTGATATTCCGTGCACATATCTACAATAGTGCACTTTAAATTTAATTATGTTGTGTTTTATGCAATAAATTCATCGTTTTATTGCTTTTAAATCATCCAATCTAATGGCAAACCTCTCACTCCTTTTTTATTTCAAAATTTCATCTAAGCAGGCATTCCAACCAACTTTATATGATGGTGCAATCCTGTCCGGCTGTGGATATTTTCCGCACACTTTCATTTTCTCTGGCAGTTCCCGGAGCGGGCACCAATCCGGCTTTGCTTCTTCACTATTTAATGAAAGCTCTTCAACGCCAGTTGCATAACACTCGTCATCTTTTGAGTTCCAAAACTTACACATGGTGCAATCTTCCGGATTATCCATAACCAATACTGCTTTAGCCATATAATTCTTCCTTTCTTCACTGCACTATCTCTTTTACCTTTTTCTCGTAAAATTCTTCCGAAATATACTGATCTCTATGAGGGAACTTACTGTCTGTCAGAACAGCATAGGCTTCCGCCCAAGACAGACCTCCTCTGGCTGCTAATCTGTCTAATGTCTGTCCACAATGGTTTTTTAATGCCTGTTCTTCATGCGGTTTAATGATATCGTAGGGAATATATTCCTTCCCTTTGTTTGTCATAATCGGAAATTCTTTCATATACTACCTCTATTTCAGTTTACAACATTACCAGTTCCCACTTGTTAATAAGCGTACTTGCAATGCTTCTTGTTACATGCGTCATAATTTCAGCTTGTGAATGATTTTCTGCAGCATACTTTCTAACAGAATCCAAATCATAAGAAAACCCTGCATCGTCAAGGTACTGTCTGATAAACCGCTCATTGTCTTCCGCTGAAAGCCTATGTAACTCATGCTTTTCTGTAAATCTACGCTTCACTGCGGTATCAACATCATCCATAAGGTTTGTTGCGGCAATAATTACGTGGTCATTCGTAACGGAATCTAATAGCTGTAATAAACATGTAGTGCTTCTGGAAATTTCTGCGCTTGCACCGCCACCACCATATTCCCTCTTTACTGCCAAGCTGTCGATTTCATCCAACATTACAACGCATTGATGCTGGTTTATGAAATTAAACAGATTCGTGAGATTTTTTGCAGTTCCACCAAGATAACTATCAAGCATTCTTGAAAAATTCACATATAAATACGGCATTCCAAGTTTATATGCTACATATCTGGAAAAAGCCGTCTTTCCGACTCCACTCTCGCCATAGAGCAATGTTGCATTCAGATACGGGATCTGTTTCTCCATAAGCTGTAAACTCACATCATTCATGTTCTTGATCAGTTCGAATAATTCCTTTTCTTCATTGGTCAGATAATATCTGCTTTCTGAGTATGTATTTGTCAGATCTTCCATCGTTGCAAAACTGGAAACATTTGCTGGTAGCTCCATAAGATTCATTCCACCAGATCGTAACAAACTTTGATATTTTGTGACTGCATAATGATTTTTCTGAGTTGTATCCTCAGTGCAACAGCAAAGAGCTGCATCTTTTGCTTTTTGTATATTGTTTTCAGCCACATATCGCACTAAGGCAAGTTGATTTCTTGTCATTCCCATTTCATATTTCCTCCTGCTTCTCGCACCGCTCAAATTCAATTACCCACACCCACGGATTCGCATCCCAGCCGTAGCGGTCAATGTCGGATTTCTTGACGGTGGAGTTCCACAAGTCTTCAAATTGTCCTCTTGCGGTACACGCCCCGGTAAGCAATCCGCTATTGCATCCTTCAGCTTGTGCTTGCACTTCCGTGATCTCTTGCAACCGCTCCACCCTCACATCCGTAACCTTAAGCCAGATACGTGCGGCTTCTTTCGGCATGTGGATGGATGGTCTTCGGTGCATCCATATGTTTTCATGCTTATCTTTCCAGTGGTCTTTTTTATGCAATCCGTCAGCATAATATTCAAAATCATTCGTTAAGACACATTCAGTTTCTCCACTAACATCAAGACAATGGGCAACCCCTTGGAATACGCTTTCTCTTACGTAAAGGATATCGCCTGGACATATCGGACAGCTACGTTCTGCTATGCTCAACTTGATTTTGTGCTCTTTGTCTGCATAGTTATGTACTGCGTAGGTACGTTTTTCAGGATCGAAAAAATCCATATCCGGCACAACATAATCATTGGCATCTTTATTAATCCGTCTGGTACAACTTTTCCGTCCGTCCAGAATCGCCCGAACCATTTCCGTGTTAAATAATATAGGCTTAATTGCTATCTACTCCACCTACTTTCTCAAAATAAAATGTAATTGGTTGCTTATTGGGAATTACTAAACCAAAGCGAACCGCATTTTTATAAGTTACGCTATCCCGCATCAAGGTATCTGGCATTGCTTCAACCATCTTTCGGAATCCCTCAAGAGTAGAACGGCTTTTATAATGATTGCAACTCCGGCAGGCAGGAAGCATATTATCCACCGTGTCCGTTCCCTGTTCGCTCCAACCGTTTAAAGGAATAACATGGTCTACTTGCATATCCTTGTACTCTAATTCACACCCACAGTAAGCGCAATGACCGTTGTATTTTGCATATACTTGTTTTCTAACAGATTTAGGAATCGGTTTTCGCATCTACTCCACCACCTTTCACGATCTCGATCATATCAGTCAGTATTCCATCGCACCCGAACTGTTCCATTTCTGATCGATATTCTTCTAACTGCTTCACAACTTTCTCCGGATCATTCAATCTCCTGTTCCACTTTTCAGTCGCTTCTGTTTCCGTTTCTCCACTGATAGCGCATCCACACTCTGTGCATTCAATAAATGCTCCACCTTTATATACTGGCATCTTGCAAATGATATGCCTATGTAGCTCAATAACTTCGATTACAGCTTTCCCGCCGCAGAACGGGCATGGTTTAAGTTCTTCGCTCATTTTTTATCCCTTCCATCCTGTTCTAGTCATCAAAAATTTTTCTCAACTTTTTGAAATCTATTTTTATACTTTTTTCAAAATTATCTACAAAGCTTTTACAAGCCATTTCAAAAACAAATGCTGCAAAATCTGTAGTCTCAAGTATCTCAGGACAACGTTTTCTTACATATTCTGCTACTATGTCATTTCTTGTCATTTTTCATCCTCCCAATCTAATTTCTGACCACAGCCACTGCAATATAACCCAACATTATACTTGTTTCTTAAATCTCCCTTCTCGTAACAAACAGGACAATAATAGTGATGCATTCCTCTATTGTATCCTTTCTTTATCTTTTCTCTTATTCCTTTCCTTGCCGTCTGCTTCTCCACCGCTACCCGGCATTCTTCCGGTGTGCCGATCGCCTTATATTCTTCCCACACCTTAGCATCCTCGTTTGTTAAAAGGCAAAATCCCTCATGCTTCTCCCCTTCAAACACCGTTTCGATAAAGTGGTGCATCAAAAGCGGAATATCTACGTTGGCATGATAACGTTCTTTTAAGTCTTTTTCGATTTTCCGGTATTTCTGTACCTCTTCCAGTGCGTTTATTGCCATTGCATAAGCATTTTCAAAAGATTTCCCCCATGATGTATCACACGGAATCGCTTTTCCAAGTTCGTTACAATCATATTTTAATTCTTCAATTGCTTCATTCTCCGTCATGACTCTATCTTTCATTTCTGCCAATTCCTCCTGACTGAATTTTGTGTAACCGATTCCACAATTTGTAAATCCTCCCGCTCTATACGCTATGGTTCTCGGCATCTTGCACCTCCAACAGTTCCGGATTGTCAAATCTGTTACCATTAACTTCAATTGTGCTTCCATAGCATTCTTTAAACTCAGATTTATGACCGTCTGCATCTTCAACATTCCAACACATATCCTCTTGATTCCAGATAATCTCGTAAAAAGCTCTTTCGTCAGAATCCCATACTATATCATGTTCAAACACCAGCTTTTTGTTCTTATCAGGCATTGCGGTGCACTGGCAGATGGTAGATGGATCAACGGCATAAAATTCAACATCCGCATCTTCATACGCTTCAATTTCTCTGATCTCTCCGTCTGTGTCATAACTTGGCAATCCGTATACCCATATTCCATTATCAATCCGCTTTGCGCGGTATAAAAATCTATTCTCCATCGCGTTCCACCTTTTTCCCTTTACAAACTCCTCTGTGTTCATGCACGGAAAATGAAATACTTCCGGTCTGCTTCATGTAAGTCAATTTTTCTCCGGTCAACTCACATTTATGTTTACGTTCGTTTAAATACTGACATCTTCCATCACAGTACATCACTTTCCCCCTCCATTTCTTTCAGCTTGGCTTCGGCTTCCTCTCTAGTAAGGAATATCCTTTCGCCAATGTCGCACGATAAATAGCAACTCTCACCCATATCAGCGTCATTTATAACATCAATTCTCATAATAGTTCTGTCTTTATGAATCTGCTTGATATATAACTGGATAACGCGCATCATAATAACTGGCTCTTTCGCTCCTTTATTTACCCGATACAAAGTATCTCCCACCTTGCACGGCAACCGCAGAAGTAATCCCTGCTCTTCGGCTTGCTCTCTATTTGCAAGTCTTTCCGCAATCTCTTCCAGGGCTTTGTATCTTCCATCTTTCGCAAGCTGGGTAATGGTAATTCCCTCATCATCCGGTAAATCTGCTGGATGAAATAAAACTTCTCCATTCTCTGCCACATATGTTAATCTCTCCATGCTATCCCTCACTTTCTGCCTTAAGCCATTGTTCCACCTCTGTAACAGAACACATTGCTACGCCGCCCTCAATGGTCTTTACGCTACCCTGCTCATATGTTTCGATTGAGCAAAGGAAATCTAAAAGTTCTTCATCCGTCATGCTCCGGATCCGGTCTGCATTGGTCTGCGGCTGTTCAGTGAGTGGCGTTTCTTCAGGCTGTGCATTTTCTGCGCTTACTCTGTACGGCTCCGGCAGTGGCATCCAAGCGATAACGTCCAAAATATTCATTCCATCCGTGAAATTAATTCCATTCCAAAATGCTCTAAATGGGTATACCTTGTCTTGCTCACTACTTCCGTATTTTGTTGTTACCAAATACACTTCAAGACATTTTCCCTCAAATAACGGATTTTCTTCCGGTTCTTCTGGAATCTGCTCACTGCATGGAATCCATCCGCTTTCCTGCTCCAAAATTCTGTTGATCTCTTCCTCCGAAACCACTTTTGTTAGAGGAGAATACCCACAGGCTTCTGTTGCTACCTCAGATATCCGGTTTTTAATCCTGCTTATTTTCATTCTGATCCTCACTTTCCGGCAACATAGCATATTTATAGCTACTCATTTTACCGTCATATGTGCTCCATGACGTTTTTCCGTAATCCCATGTATAAACCGTTTCATCTTCATATTTTGCAAAATGTTCTTTGCTCCACGCAAAAAGTTCAGAATCTCTGACCAAAATCGGTGTATCGACTGGAACTTCGCTCCAATCAATATACTGGCTGTTCGCCCATTCTTTTGCTTTTTCTCTGCAACGACCAGCATTTCTAATGTCATTATCGCAAAAATCGCATTTATCGCAGACTCCCCTGCATTTTTCCAGTTTTCCATTAATTAACGCAATATTGCCTCCATCACACGCAATATTCAAAATCTCTTCCGCATATTTTTCTCTATTCAGCATTTTCCTGCTCCTTTCCGATCCTGTTCACAAGCTGTTCTGACCTCGTATAAGCCTTATCCAACAGTTCCAAGTATTCACTAAAGGAAATCTGCGCCTTTTCGGATAACTCACTCGGATAACGCTCTAACAAAGCCTTAATGCACTGTTTCATGTCTCCAAAATATCCGATTGTTCGAACGCTTTCTTTTTCATTGCCGTCCTTATCCTGTCCGGCATATCTCTGTCTCAGGGTGTGATTCAGAGAATCAATCTCCACAAAATATCCATCCTGCAGTTCCACAGCTAACTTGTCCATCAACCATTCCTCCTATATTTCATACGTCTTTCCGATAAACCGCTTATCAATGTACTTACATTCCCATTCCAGTACACTTGCGATCCCCTTCATGGTTTCATATCCGGTAGCAAGGCAGTTAATCAAATATCTGATTCTCTCATAAACCTGTCTGATCTGATTTCCCGAAAATTTAAACTGTGTTTTAAGGCAGACACCCAACATAGCAAAATAATTAAATACCTGTGCCAGTAAAAACTTATTTGCCTGTATCATGCAGTTCGGTGCAATCTTTCTCTCTACCAGATAAAAGCTCTCACGATACGGAATCTTATTAGTTTCCTCTCGCACGTCAATCTTGCATTTATCTTTCAGATAAAAACCAAGTTCCTCGCCTGTCGTTCCATCCTTTGCATTCTCCACATATGCATCAATAGTCTGCTCAACCTTTATGATTCTTTTGTGTCCGAATCCGAACTTATCATGCAGTGCCTGATATGCCATCATACGGACGTTATAATAGGATTCCTCTATCAGATAATCCGCATTGCTTTGTGCCTTGGCGTGTCTCTGTATTCCGATCAGTTCACTCTTGGAATATCCAAGTGGCTGCATCCGCTTTTTCTTTCTTGCCAATGCATTACTCATTTGTTCTTCCATCTCCTCTCTACATCCTCAAAATGGCTAAATACAAGACTTTGAACATATTTTGATATATTTGTCCGTGCATATTTTTTAATTAGCATTTCCCCTGCTTCCATCATTCCTTGGAACCACTCATCTTCGTTATCAGCTTCATAAAACTGCTGCCGGAATTTATAATAGTCATTAAAAAACTGCCATTCTTCGGAACCTTTTTCAAATTTCTTACTTGCCATAATCATTCACCTTTTAATCAAATGGTGTGCTGCCACATACTTCTCGGAAACCGTCTTTCTGTCGCATCCGTGCTTGAATCTGTTCAATGGTTTCGGTTCGCTCAATGAACCTCATGTGATCTCCGTCAAATTGAAGAACTTCTTTTAAATGTGTTCCCTGTCTCTGCTTCTCAATTTTCCATCCCTTATATTGACCATCCTCATCAAGATTCCATAACAAGATAATGTTTGATGCATCCTGCTCAACGTCTCCGGATTCTCTCAATTCTGCCATGGTTGGCTCTTTTGTTTCTCTCATCTCTGATATTCGATTAAGCTGAGACAGTACGATAATTGGCACATTCAGTTCCATAGCCAAGGCTTTGATAGCTTTTGAAATATCTCCGACCTCGGATGCACGGTTACCGAATCTTCGATCAGCCTTGATTAACTGCAAGTAGTCAATCACGATCACATCATATCTTTGGTGCCTGCATTCTGCCCGGATTTCACTTACCGACTTCGCGCCGGTTGAAATAGTGATGCTATACCCGGAAAGTGTTTCATTCGCCTTGTCGAATGCTTCTTTCTCCCAACCAAGAAAAGCCTTTGCCCGGCGAACCCTTGTTAGACCGATTTCAGACATTCGAGAAACGAAACGCTCATACACCTGTGATTCGTTCATTTCAAGGTTATAGTAGCCAATGTTGTAATCCTTTTCTGCCATCTGCCCGATCATTTGCGTAACGATTGCAGATTTTCCAACTCCCGGTCTTGCGCCAATTACAGTAACGTCTCCGCCTTCCAAGCCGCCAAGGCAATCATCTGTTCGATAAAATCCAGTTTTTATCAATCCCTCGCCTACATGCTCATTGAAATAATTCCCTTTATTTTCTGCAACAATCTGCTTCATAGTTTTTGAGTGAACGGTTTTGTTTTCTTGGATTTCTTCGAGTTTCGTGAGAACTTCAGCTATAGAATTGTCAATATCACACGGTCTAAGGCTCACTCTCTGGAAAAGGCTTTTCGTTTCCCTTGCCCGCCAATCCTTAATGACTGCATCCGCATAACTTTTTATTGCCGTTGAGACTGGGGTAACAGATATGCATTCTTTCAATTCGCTTGCAATTATTTCCGGCTCCCATTTGTGGTTTTCAAGTGTCTGAGACAGTGAAACGACATTAATATTTTCTCCGCGATCATACATGGCAAGCATTTCAGCAAAAGCATCTTGGCAAAATTCCGTACTAAACATTTCCGGCTTTAATTTGTTATAAACCTTGTACATGGAATCATTGTCAATCAATACACATCCGATCACTCCAATTTCTGCTTCCGTCAACTGCTCTCACCTCGCTTTCGTTTCTCAACTTGACGAATCCAGTAATCGCAATCCTCTTTCAGCCAATCACCATATTTCGGAATATAACGATAATTTGTATCATCTGGATTCTTCTCTATATAGTCAGTAACATATGCCACTGTAGCCTCATATATCAGCTTTGCAACGGCTTTTCTGTTCGGCTCGATAACTTCTAAAAGCTTGTCCATCCATGCTACCTTGGCAGACGTTAACGACGTTTTCTTTGGATATGCATTGATCGTGTATTCCCATCCCCATTCCGCGTCAAAGTCCAAATCAGATGCAGGCACGCTTTCTTTTGTATTTTCTTTCTCTTTCTCTATATCTGTATCTATATCTTTCTCTATATCTATATCTACATTGCAATTTTGTTGCAAAATGTTGCACTCCGTTGCTCCACTGTTGCATTGAAACGCTTTTTGTGCATTTTCCCTAGATTTACGACTTCTTCTTGTACTTGCAGTCTCACTTCCTAGGTTATCTTGCACAAATGGCAACTTGTACTCAATGGAATCTGATGTTTCAAGCAATCCGCAGGAAAGAAGATACTGAATCGTTACTTGAACATTGATTTCGTCCTCGTCAATATCAAGGGCGATCTCTTTGTAAAATTCATCTTCCAAGCCGGAATACTCTAAGTAGCCGCCCTTTTTCAACGACAACAACTGCATCTTAAGGTATATGATCGTGTATGTATCACCGCCAGCCATCTTACGGAGTTTCTTGATTCGTTTACTGTCAAAGAAATCATCCATCAGTTTAAGCCAGTAATACCGCTTATTCCCCGCCATTTTCACTACCTCCAAGCAATTCAATAACCTTTGCCCCAGCATCTTCCGGGCGACAAAATACGAACTCAACGCCATACTTAAGTTGCATTGTCAACATAGCTTTTGCCAATACCTTGCCAGATGTCGGCTTTGTTTTCGGTAGCGGTACATTCAGCAATTTTCCAAGCGTGTGCATATATACAATATTGTTATACCGGTCCACTCGAGGATTATGCCATGTAGATACATCATTGACGGAATACACCTTGTCTGTATTTTCAATAAGCACATATAACTTAATTCCGTTGTTCTGCGCCAAAATACACTCGTCACGGAATCTCGGATGTGCTCTTCCACAGATGTTCCCAGCAATTTCCTGCATGTCTTTTTTCGTGTCAACGGAAACATCATATGTGCCAAGAAAATCCATCTTTTTAAGTTCCATTTTTCTAGCTGATTTTCTACGGATAACATCCGCTACCTTGTCTGTGGCAATTATGTAATCTCCAACCGGCAATGGTGCACGCAAGACTTCCATATCGTGGCTTTTAAAATATCTATTCTTAAGGATATGTAAGCCCTCTTTCTGTCCTTTATCCTCAATTATTAACACGTATTCTCCTTTCTGGCGGTCACTTTTAGCAACCGCCAAAGGTATCTCATGGCTTTCAATTTAGTTTTGTGATATATTAAATTCCATACCAAAGTCAGATACCGCATAAACTGGTTTCTTTTATGCTTTCACATTGGTGTTTCAACCTATCAAAACGGGCAAAGGTTCATATCAACCTCTAATCCTTTTTCTGCAATATAAACATTTGCTCCATATTTAACTGTTTCTTCTGTCCTTTGTTTGAATAGTGCGGGATCTCCGCTTTTATCTGATAAGTGTATTAGAACGACATTTCGCAATGCCGGATTATCGTTAGTAGAAATAAAGTCAAGTGCCGTTGGTAAGCTCATATGACCTCTTAATCTGTGTTCGTAATTTGGCTCTTCTCGGTTCACAAACTGCATATCATAGTTGGCTTCCACCATGATGTGATTAACACCATTAAATCTCCATCTGACGTATTCCGTGTCTGTTGCATACACAAGGCTTCCCATCTCTGGATGCGTAATGTAAAACCCAACGCACGGGCACTCTGAACCGTCTCCGTTGTTATGTAGCCATCTTCCAGATTTATCACGGTTTTCAAATGCCCTTATGTCAAAATTTCCTTTTCTAAAACGCATTTCAGAATATTTTATCGGCGGTCTGCATGGTTCAAAAACAGGAATGCCAGCTTGCACATATTGTAAGCTATAAAGACTATGGTCAATATGGAAATGGGTAGTAATCACAGCCTTAATTTTCATCACATTGAAATCCAGTGCTTTCTTGACTTCCATAAAAGGCAACCCGGCTTCGATTATCAAAGCTTCCTTGTCATTCTCCAGCATGTAGCAATTACCGGATGAACCAGAACCTAATGTTTTAAGTTTCATACCTCTTTCACCTCAATTTTCAAATATGTGTTTATTATCGATTATCCAAGGATGTTTCGTGTAGTCTATATGGCTTGCCGCATTTGCAACTGTTTTCCGTAGCATCTTTAAATGTTCCTCACAATGCTTTCTTCCAGATACCGCCGGTCTACCACAGATTATGCACAATCCTTTATCCTCCCGGTACTCCCTTTGGCTTGTGGACTTCTCGCACGAACGCCTCTTTGCCAAACACCTGTTGCATAAAACAGTTCCGCATACTGCATTACGTTTTCCACACTTCACGCATATTCCACTGGACTTATTCATGTAATATCTGGTACGGACTCTTTCTTTCCGTGCTTCTGCCTGTTCCGGTGTTTCCCTTGCAAGTCTCTTAGCTTCTACCTTCGCTTTCTTCTCCCGGCACTCAGCGCACATTTTGTACTGCGTTCCCAATATGCCTTTGTGACATCTGGAGCATATACCAAGAGATACATAAGGGTCTTCCGCTTTTTCTCTCATTCGGCATCCTCCAAAAACCATATTCCTTCCGGTTTTAAAAAGTTGCCCTGAACAATGTTCTTTCTGAATATACTTTCTGCTGTCGGTGCAAGATCCGTAAGTCTCTGTATGCTCTCTTCTATGTTGTCTGCCAGAATATCAATGCCGAATAATGTCTCTGCAGCTTCCGTTTCAGTCATTCCTATTGACAGTTTCCGTTTCAAGATTTCCACAAGGAAATTTCCAGTACCACACGCAGGCTCCAACACTGTTCCTCTCCAACACTCTGCACCACCATTTTCATCTTCCAACATATTGCACATCTTTTGTACCATCCAGCCCGGCGTATAAACTTCTCCAAACTTTTTGACGCGTTCTCGGCTTTTTGTAATTTTTTCTTTCTGCCTATTTTCCATTTCTGTGATAAAACTCACTCCTCACATCAATAATCTGTCTCGTCTGTCCAAACAATGCCCTATTATGCTTTGCTCTCTGCTCATTGTCACAGATAAATTGCTTGCAAATTTCTGGTCGAACCGGATAGATTCTGCATTTCTCGCAACTCTTATCCGTATCAAGAAAAGGGCATGTCATATCATACGTTCTATTCGCAGTGGGAAGAAGATGTTTGCACTCTTTGATATGATTCTTACGGATATATCTGTGAATGGCATCTACTTCCTTTCTACTCATAGGTAAGAGGTTTGAACAGCAGTTACCGCATTGGCTACATTTTCCGTCTTTGCAGAAATTGTAAATATTATCTTCCATGCCTTTCTGCACGAACTCTAAATAAGATGAAACTTCCATAGACTACTCCAATTCTTCCTCTGTTGGGAACTGAAAGACACCTCCAATAACAGCTTTAGTCATTTTATCATTCGGAATATAAATAGCTTTTTCTTTGTCGAACATCGCTATATTACGGCATGCATACGCATATTGCAGGTCTTCCATAGCTTTCCGCGCTTTTTCTTCCGTAGAGTACACGGCTAATTCAGTATCGTCCGCTATCGTTTTCTTATTTGTAAAGCTCTTGTTAATGAAAAATATACTGGTTCTGTATCTGCTTATAATAACTTGTTCATATGGAACATCAAGCGTTCCATTCTGTGATATAACTCTCATACATCCACCTCTAATCTTTCATAAAGTCCGGTACGCTTTCGTCATTCTCAACGACTTCTCCGGCTACTTTTTCTGGCTGTGGTTCAACTACTTCGCTCCCGGTCTCAATAACTTCGGATTCAGCTACAACAAATGGCTCTGAATTGGCATTTTCGGAAATATCACGCTTGACCTGTTCCTGCAAATCTTCCATCGGATATTCCTTGAAATCGTTGTCCTGCATTTCCTCTTTCGTATATAATCCCATTGTCAGCTCCGGGCAATTCAGACTGGAGAAGAAAGATGCGGCTCTGTAACGAAGCATTAACTGTGGCATGGTTTTCCACTTACTACCGTTCTTACTAAGCCATCCCTCGGCTTTAGCCATTTCCATGTCCACGGTCATTCCCTCAACTCTACGACCATTTTTCGTAGTCCAAGCAAGGCACGAATAAGGCTTGCCATCTTTATCTCTAGTTTCCTCAAACTGTAATTCCATATCGAATTTGCCGGAATTATTGATTGCCGCAATCAGAAACTTTGAACTCCAAGACGGTCTACCCTGAATCACATACAGATTCTGCATAACCATCAGTGGGCTTACTCGCAGTCTCTGCGCCTGCTCAATAGCAATCAGACAGTTTGCATCGTTCTTCTGGAATGTTGCCGGAACGATAGTTGAACTCGCCAACGCCTTTGCCATCTGCATAGCCATAATGAAATTATCTGATGTTCCAAAAATTCCAAGGCTATAGTCTGTAACCTTGTTGTTGCTGTGTGCAACCTCTGTCTTTTCCTCTTTCTTTTCCTCTGCCTTTGCTACTGCTGTGTTCTCTGCCATAATTATTTTTCCTCGCTTTCTTTCCTTATTGCTTTTTTAAATGCTCCATTTTTAAGAAATTTCAAAACAATATTGAGTTGCATATTCTTGAAAACCTCTATGTGCTTTGTACTGTGATACCACATTACCCATTCCTGTTTCAAAAGTTCCTCAATGCTTGTAATCTGCTCACCCTCTGCGAATTTTCGCTGACTTAAAAGGTATTCCCTGTGTTTTTGAATGTTCTCGCATTTTGCGCACTCTTCGGAAGAATACCTTGAACAATGCTTTCCATTAAGGTTTACAGACAATGCACAATATCTACATGGATTAACTCTCATCGTCACCACCGCTTTCCGGTTCTTCACACTTCTTCACAACTGCCACCTTATCAGCACCGTAGGTTTCTACCCACTTCATATCCACGGTTTCATCTGTAACTGTTAGCTTTGCACCTTTGGCATTTACAACGGTATCTCCGGCTTTTACAGAATCCTCGGTCTTAAATGTGTAGCTACGACCTGGTATTGTATACTTTGCTTTGATGTAGTTCATTCTGATACCTCCAAAAATTAGTCTTCCGGTTGCTCAAAGGAAACATTTATTGGCATCTTCCAAGAGGATTCTGCAATATCAGAAAGCGATTTCAAAAATGATGCTGCAATGCTTTCTTTAAAATTTGTACTCTGCAACTGTTTTCTGATTTCTTTTGCAAATTCCTCTCTGTTTTCATTGATATACTTTTCAATTTCTTCTTTTACTGTTTTTTCAATAGTATTTTTTGCAAGCCAATCAAAGTATGGCATCGCACGCCAAGAATCCTTTTTCACGAACTCGCCCGTGCTGTCCACATACCTATCTGTCATCTCATGAATAGCATCACGAACTACAATTTCCGGATTTCCCAATGCTTTTACAATTCCTGCACTTACTTCTTCTCTAACTGCCGCTTTAATGACTTCATCACTAATGTTCAAACTCATCATATTAGCCATTTATTTTTCCTCTCTTTCCTTTATTTCTTGCGTCTCTCTCACAATACGGAAGAGAACAATGCCCGTATTCCGCAAAATCAAAGAATCCTCTCTTACTTGCACTCTTCCAACGCTTGCATGACATACACCGTGCATCCGGCTGTGTAATGTTGTTTCCAATTCCTACTCTTGACATTTACGCTCCCTCGACTTTCAACTGCTTGTCCTCTGAAACGCTCAAAAGAATTAACTGCGTATCCATATCCGGCACATTGAACTCATTCAGCGATTCCGCGTTATCAACGAAAATCGGTACGCTTACACCGTATAACTCGCTAAGAGAACGGATAATATCAAGTCCGGCTACGATTCTATGACCACTGTTTAAAGCCGAATACGGAACGCCATTCACAGTACACTCACAACAATCTTTCATACCGCCATTTAACTGCATTTCAAAGAGTTTGAAATTTACGGTCTTGAAATGGCTGTTAATAGATTCTGAAACCTTATCCAGCTTGAAACGAATGAACTCTTCCAAGAGATAAAGCATCTGTTCCTGATCGGCAACTTTCTGCCCGATTTCTTTCTGCTCGTCACGAAGCGTTTCGATACGATCATCAATCGCCACATTGTTAGCCGCCTGCGCAATAACCTTGTTCACCTCTTCAAGCTGACTCTGCAGATCGGCTTTCTCGGCTTTTAAATCAGTAACAACCTTGTCTGCGCCCTCGGATTCAACCTTTGCAATATCAGCAAGAATCTTGTCATGCTCTGTTTTCAGCTTCACATACTCTTCATTCTGCGAATAATCAGCTTCTGCCGGGATCTCGGATAACTGCTTTGCATAATCATTCTGCTTTGCAAGTGCCTTGGATTCCTGCTCTTTGAGTGCCACAATGTCTTCCTGCAACTTGGCGTTTTCCTTTGTCAATCGCTCAATATCAGCCTTGCAAGCGTTGCCCTTGTCAATCAGACCTTTAAGTTTTGCGCCCTTTGCATCATCAAATGCTTTGCGTGCATCCTCTAACTGCTTGGTGGCACGTGCCTTGGCATCTGCCTTTTTCTGCTCAAAATCAGCCTTAAGAGACTCAATCTTATCCTGCGGCAACTTCTGACCACATAAGGAACAAACCGTTGTAGATTCATCGAATATCCACTTGGATTCGTCAAAGAGATATGGCATTTCATCAAATGCCTTGGAAAATTCTGCATTGTATTCAACACCAAGATTTTTCCGCTCTGCATCTGTATCGGAAATTGTCTTCTCATTTGCCTTGATCTGATTTTCCGCAGACTGAATCTGATTATGTAAGTCATTGAACTCTCGTGTTGCATCATCCTTGGCACTGTCAAGACCTCTACGTTTTGCGGAAAGTTCGTCATTCATGACCTGCATAATGCCGGACATATCAAATTGCAACTGCATTTCCTTACTTCTTAAATCGCCCAACGCGCTACCGGCATTCTCCATTTTCTTGCCACATTCAGCGATTCTTCTTACCAGATCCACCTTTGCAAGCTCCTGTTCTGCCACATCCACATCAATCTTGGATTTTTCTGCTTCATCAATACGCACCGGAATTTCAGCCTGTTTCTTCTTCCACCCGGATAACGCTTTGGAAAACTTAGCACGGATATCATCTGTGGACGGTGCTTTCTCCAACTCGCCGAGTAATGGTGCATACTTGGCATCGGTCTGTGCCAGTTCCACATCGGAAACCTCTGCAACAAGTTTCATCAGAATATCTCGCTGATCTTTCCATTTCAGAGAAGAAAAATACTGCGGATTGGTCAACAGCTTAAACATATCCTCGCTCTGCGCAAGACCGGAAACATAAGCTTTGAAATCAGCTTCACTCTTTGGATAACCGTCAATTTCAAATGAATTGACATTTCCCTGCAAAGTCACGGTATCGGTGCCACGCTTCTTTACCCAGTTCTGCTTCTGAATCTTTGAAAGTTCCATTTCCTTGCCATCTACATCCAGAACCGTTACAACCTTAATCTCCACGTTATCAATGCGGTTGCCGTCCTTATCCAGTGGTCGGACATTGAACTTTTCCTCTCCGGCACTGTTCTTATTAAACAGAAGCCATGTAAACGCATCAAAGATAGTTGTTTTTCCTACGGCATTCTGCCCGCTGATCTTCGTTTTGCCCGAGAAAGTCACGTCAAGGCTCTTAATTCCCTTGAAATTCTCCATATGTAATGATCTAATTTTCAGTTTCATTTTCCTTCTCCTTCCACTCTTTATATTTTTTAAGTGCCTCTTCAAAGCATGCTTCATCGTCAACATATCCAAGAGCTGACTCTATAATTTTTGAATCAATAGTTGTTCCTTTTTTTCCCATCAGCTCAATGTCTCTTTGGTGCTCATTTGCAATAATGGCACATGCTGTATGAACTTTCGTCCTGCATGCAACCAGATCTGCATATTCTTCAACGGAAATTGTAACGGTATTTTCTGCCATCTTAATTTTCCTCCTCTAATACATTGATTTTGCTTACAGACACCTCGTATGATGTTCTCTGTTCTTCTGTTCCATCTTCATATTTCTTAATATATCCGCGGCTCTGAATGCGTCCATTGATCTCAATATGAGTTCCTACTTCCAACTGACCAACAAATCTTGCATTTCTACCCCAAACAACACATGGGATATAATCTGATTTTCCGTAGGAACGATTGACTGCGATTAATAAATCTGCAATTTCTCTTCCAAGCGGAGTTTTCCTGTAAATCGGTTCTTTGCATACATATCCGTCAAGCTGGATTTTGTTCAAATCTGTATGCTCTCCCGGATTCGCTTTTTCAATTTCACAGACGAATACATATAATAACAGACGATTTCTCTTTTCCTCATATTTGTTATAAGAACTATACACACCGGAAACATTAACGGCAGTGCCCGTGTATTTATCATTCAGATTGATTAATCTCTCTGAAATAATTAATGGGATAATATCAGCCGTCCCACTTAATCTATCCACTTTGAGGTGCATATTATAAAATCCCTCTCCAAACACCTCATGGTTAAATTCCGGCTCTGTGATAATCGTTCCTGTAAGTTCCACTTTATTGTTTTCTGCTCTCATATTTGAATTTCTCCTTTTCTTGTGCTAAAATAGGCGCAAATAGCTTATGCTATTGCTTGAACTGGAATCATTCAGCTTTGGTCGGTTCGGATGATTCCTTTTCTTTGCTGTAATCAGTGTCAAATGTGATATAGGTAATACCGTCATCGTCATCAGACTCACTTCTGTAATCGTAATCTACAATCTCTTCTGTATACTCCTGCCACTCCCCATCTATTTTTGTTCCTATATAAATAAGAAGTAATCCAATCAATACAGGTATAGCAGTGACCGGATACTCCGTTGCATCAATGCAGATGCAAAACAGAAAAACAACGGTGCCGATCATTTCAATTATCTTTGCTAACTTTTTCATAGGCATTTCCTCATGTAACAGAAAAAAGTTTTTTCATCCGATTCTTAGGACTTTTAATTTCGAACTTTTCTCCTGTTTCATCGTCGATCATGTATTTGCCGTCAGAATGCATTGTATATGGCTTTACTCCCTGTTCTTCCATGAACTCAAGCAAGATATCTTTGCCACCTTGTAAAATATTCATCTGACTTACAACTTCCATCCAATAAACCATAAAATGTGTAATATCCCAGTTCTGATATTCCATAAGAAATTCCGACGCTTTATCTCCTATCAGTTTGTCCATACCGAATCTCTCAATGTAATTCATTGTATAGAAGTAATCTTTCCACTGGTATCTTTCTCCATCGAATGTCTTTTCGATAGGAAACATATTCATAAATTCTCTTGGTGTGAAAGCTCCTACCATATCGCATATCATTTCAATAAGTTGGAACTCGTTTTTTACAAAGTCCGGTTCGCTGCATTTTAATAACTTACAGCCAGACATTCCTTTTAGCTTTATCATTAAATACAGATCCTTTTTAAGTTCATCTGGATAAGCGCTTTTTGCTTCCTGTATTGTCATGTTTCCCCAAAAGCCTGCCATTTTGCATCTTCTGTCTAATGCTCGCACATAATTAATCCACTTAGGTTTAAAGTCGATCAGCTTTTTGCCGTCCATGACGTAAAAATTAAGCATCTTCATCATCCTTTCTCTCAATTAACGGTAAAACCCCGTTCTTCTTAAGCTTTTCATACAGGAACAATCTTCCTTTTTGCGTCCATTCCGTCTGCATAACCACATCAGACCGCCCATTCGACCTTGTAATATCAATAGTCTTACTGTGAACATATCCAAGCCCTTGATATTGCCTGTATAAAATCCACTGTTTTCCTACTTTGCGCTGAACTCCTAACTCTTTCAGCATCTTATTAAACGCTTTAGCAGATATTCCATAATCCTGTGCGATCTGTGTTACCAGTACTGTTGATTTACTGTTCAAAATCAAATCCACGTAGTTGACTTTTGGTTGCATTTCTAAAATGATGTTATTCATTTCAACAACTTCGGTTTCAAGTTCCTGTATCTGCTTGTCTTTCTGCTCAAGCATCTTGTGCGCTTCAATAACTGCAAGTGCCATAAGTTCTTCGCCGGTTGGAATAACTGTTTGCGTCTGGTTATAATAATTTTCTTCCAGTGCATCAAACTGTTCCCATGCCTTATCAGTCCCAAGCATTTTGCAATGACGGCTTGCACCTCGACGTGTCCAAAGATAAAGCTGATTCGCGTTTTTCCCAACAAGGGGAAAATCAGTTACCCTGTTCTTAAACTCCTTAAGATCTGCTCCTTTTAATAAGAAGAAATGTTCTCCCTCTTTAAAATGTGTTTTGTTGCTCTGAAAGTTCTTTTTTACGTTATCTGTTTCTGTTTCGTACACATCAGCCAACTGTGCGGTAGTGATAACTCTTTGTCCTTTCCACTCAATGACCGGCAATTCTTTTGTTCCAATATGTACTAATTCGTTCATTTGTCTCCTTTCCGGATTTTTTGCAATAAAAAATCCAACTACCGCTTGATAGTTGGAAAATACTGGTTGTCTCTATTTTGCTTTGTTGATACAATTAATGTACGGCGGCGGCCATCATGAAAGGAACTGTTATCATGAAAATCGTTAGTATACTTATCTCATTATTGGTATGGCGTGTTACCGGTTACGACTTCTTCATAATTCTAACCGTAACATCCATGACAATCGACCTATACAAAGGAATTAAAAAAGTACAAAAGAGATTAAATAAAATACTAAAGATGATGCGGAAAATAAAGCAATAATGTAACTCATTTCCTGCCGCCGTCGCATATTAATTGTATCAACTGATTTCCTGTGTTACAAACACATTTAATCTGCAAATTCCGACAAATTTCTCAACTATCAATATCTTGTTTTCTATTCTTCTGTTTTTGAGTTCCCAGTCTCTTCTACTGGCTGATTTTTTGAAACACTTGCTGAACCCTCAACCATGCCAAGAACGTAGCCTTTCTGAAAGTCGTTCATTTTCGGAATGGCTTCTTTGAGTTTTTCAACAACTTTCTTTTCCTGTTCGCTCACCGTATCACTCCTTTCTGCCGAACTTTTAATGTTGTTTTTGTTCGGTATGCGTATAATATATCACGCTTTCAGAACTATGTCAACATGTTTTTGTTCCGTTTGCGAACTTTTTCTATTTACAATTCTGTTTGCGTATGGTATATTTCTATGTAGAAAGAGAGGTGAGATTATGAATGAGCGAATGAAAGAACTTCGCAAGGCTATGGGAAAAAGCCAAGAAGAATTTGGAAAGATTCTCGGAATAACCAAGTCTGGTGTCTCTGATATTGAATCAGGACGCAGAAACGTAACAGAACAACATATAATCATGTTACGAAATGAAAATGTCAATGAAGATTGGTTACGAACTGGAAACGGCGAAATGTTTATCCCAGAAACCAAAGACGAGCAGATTTCAAAGATGCTCGCAGACGTACTTAAATGTGAAGATTCAGATTTTAAAAAACGTTTGATCGTGGCGTTATCGAAAATGAATGATACCGGATGGAATGCATTGGAAAAATTCATTGATTCAATCACAAGTCAGAAGTAAAGAAAAGCCAAGGGCAATGCGCAAACCCTTGGCTTTCTTTTACTTTAATAGTTCTTTTATAAACGTTAAGATAGCTCTAAGCCACCTCTCATTATCGCAATGAGCGACCAATTCATAAATTTTTTCCTTGTAAAATTCGTTTACGTTTTCATTCTCAACCTCATTTTCCCCCATCTTATTCTCCTCCAATCATTCCGCACTTTCGATAGCGATACATAAATTATAGAACTTATGTTCGATATCGTCAACCCCATTTGACAAATTGCTACAAATTACAAACTCGTTTGTAGTTGAGGGACAAGAAAACGCCTTATCCCGCCCCTCAGCCAGAACTTGAAGTGCCCTTATCGGACAATTTTATTTTACAAATTTTCCCGCAAACATTCAATTTCTTTCGGTCGCAAGTTTCGACAGGTAAATTTCTTATTGTCACAGAATGTCGATTGATTAGTTTAAATTTTGTTAAAAAATTAATTACTGGTTGAAAATTATGCATCTGCCAGTTATCTGTGATGAATTTTAAGTGCATAATTTTCCTTTCTGCCCGTAGGCTTTATGCAAAAGAGCCGGCTACACAACACATGGTCATGTAATCGGCTCTTAGGCTCTTGATTTTATTATATTTAATTTTTAATGCAGTTTTTTTACAGCTTAGGTGCGATCTTTACCATATTTAACCATTCCTGCACATTAAGATTTGAACCTGAGTTCTGATAAGTACTGAGTGTACCAGTCTGTCCCGGTCCGAAAGTGCCACCACTCGTTACCTGTAAAGTTGATGCACCGCCGGATACCGCAGGAACTCTGACTCGTCCCATGACATGGTTAGATGTTGTATTTGTTATAAAAACTTCACGAAACCCATTTGCGTTTGAACTGAAAGTGACAAGACCTGTAATAAGATAATACCCATCATCCGGGACAGTGAAATACTGCACGACAGGAGTTTGGTCATTATAATTTGTTGCAGTATTGGATAAGGCAGATACATTATTTTTGGCATCTGACTTTTTTAAATATGTGTCTGGAATGTTATTACCATCATAATCTGCACTAGCACGGGCAACTCGTACGCCAGGATAAGTATCATTCTGCTCGTTGTGTGCAATGAGATCTATCATATTATCATTATTAATATTAAACATTGGCATAAGCGAACCCATAATTCCAGACCAGTCGCTTTTCATTATTTTAATAAAATACTTATTTGCTAAACCGCTGTTTAACGATGATATCGCCCCGGTACAAGTACCATTCCCAATCTTAGAAATGTCTGTCGTTCCAAGCATTTTATAGAGATACCGCACATTCTTGAACATCTGTGACACCTTTGCAAAAATTGAAGAGTGTTTTTCGCCGCTTGATAATTTTGATACAGTCGTCCACGCTGACGCTGATCCGTCTGCCACATCACTACTCGTAAAAGTTGCTGTATTCTCTGCTGTATCTCCACCGGTTGCCACTGCACCGACGTTTTCTGCTGTGAGTTCTACATTGCCCCTACGGAAAGAATCTTCATTTACACCTTTGATTCCGGTAACTGGAGTTCCGGCCAGCACATCCCACTTATCATCTGATGTTTTATAGATATTTGCACCAGTAGGAATGACGTTACCGGCTCCTTCTTTAAATTCATCCGTAGTGGTAAATTCATCTGAAATGTTGTACATCCAACCAGAGTTAACATCTGAAAGTGCCGGTAAATCTGCAAAAGCTACCGTTCCATGTGGCTGCAATCCACCTTTAAGACCTTCGGACACGTCTTTTGACTGTTCATAATAGTACTTTGCATTGTCAGAATCCTCGCCCTCTCTGCTCCCGGTACCACCCACGGCATAACTCTGTGCTTTAGTTGCACTATCTGCTGCAGATTCGGCTTTACCAATGATCTCTGTTGCTTTCTGCGTTGCGATTGTGGCTTTATCTATGGCGGTACTGGCGGACTGGCTGGCAGATGCCGCTTCACTTGTGGCTGTGGCTGCAGACTGACTGGCGGATTTCTCACTGGCTTTTGCGTTAGTCTCGGATATTGCTGCCGCCGTGGCTGACTTCGCCGCTGCTGTCTCTGACGCTTTGGCATTGGTTTCGGATGTTTTTGCCGCTGTTTCACTGGCTTTTGCGGCATTCTCACTTGCTTTGGCGTTTATTTCAGACATTGCCGCTGCCTGCTGGCTTGACTCTGACTTTGCTACTTCCACCTTAATTTTTGCAAGATAGTTTGGCTCCAAGTGTTTTTCCTCGATGCTACCCTCTTTGACGGTGGCAGACACTTTTCCATCCTTATCAATGTAAAAGGCTACCGTATCAGAATCAAGGAACTCATACTGTGTAATCAGTGCCGACAGGTCTATGTACTGCTTCGTACCATCGATCAGAGTCAAAATAATCTGCTGTGTAGTCGGATTGTAATCGAAGTTGATCGCGATCTTCTCCATCTGCGTATCGATCGTAACCTTTGACCCGTTCTTTTTCGTGATTGTGATAATTCCCGTCGATTCCTCGAATGTCACGTCTGAAACAAGAGTTGCTACCTCTGTTTTCGTGGCTTTTGTGGTATCAAGAGTGATTACACGATCATCAATAACGCCAATAGCTGCGTCCATTTTGTTAAGATTGCTTTCATTAAGCGGTGTTTCATCACTCGGGTAATTCTCCCAATTAATAGCACTATGCGCTTTGTTCATGGTCCTCACTCTCCCTTTCCTTTGCAAGCTTCATCTGCTCCCGTTCGGCTATAACATGTCTGTTTGCTTCTTCCTTAATCTGCTGCAGAATATCCTTAAACACTAGGTACTTAGCTTCGATTGGGACATCCTCACACAAATTTGCATAATTTATAATGTCGTTTTCAAATTCCCGAATTTTTGCATTTATCATAGATTTTCCACCTTTTCCTTTAACTGTTCTATCTCGTCATGCTGCAACTGCACTGTGGAAACCAGATCAGCAATCAGTTCCGTATATTTCAGTCCGTAATACTTTTTCCCATTGCTGTCTGAAAACGTTTTTGGACAAATATTCCACCCTTTTTCCGCTTTTTTCAAAACATCCTGTGCAATAAATCCATGATGGAACCCATCTTTTTCGAAATTATAACGATACGATTTTGCTCTTAAAGAATAAATAAACTCAGATGATTGCTTTTTGCTTAAATCTAAAATTGTGTTTTTTATTCTTTTGTCAGATCCATTAATTACTCCACCTCTGAATCCACCTACTCCGGTATCTCCGTCTAAATGGATCATCATGTGGTCATTATCGTTTGCGCCTTTATGCAATGAAACATGATTATATTGAACCGTACATTCATGAACAGGACTTTCAAGCGTCCCTTCCACTGTTCGAAATCCATCCGTTCCCATCTGTACAAGTGTTCCACTGCGTTTAAATTCAATAAGGTTTTCTACAGACTCTTCCGCTTGAATATGCATATATCCCCCGGTCATTTCCATAGAACCTTTTAATTCAAGCAGTTTTGCTTTAATTTTGATACCCTCGGCTGACTGGTTGATTTCTGAAATGACGCTGTCTTTTGATACTTTCAAGCTGATCTGCTTTGATGACTGCGTAATCGTACTGGACGCACTCGATGAAAGCTGCTTAAATTTCTTTATCAGAGTCCATTTGTATTTTCCACTGCTTATTCCACCATCTGGTTCGCAACCATAAAACTTTCCAGTCTTCTGATCCAAAAAACTGTGTCCAGAATAATACGAAGATGCAGGGTATGTATTTTGTGGATTCCCGAAACCACAATGTGTAACGTCATAATCTTCGGTATCCCATACTGTTAAAGAAGCACTGACTTCTGACCGTATCTTAGTTGCGGTCACCTCTATATTTCCGGACAAATCGCCCTCTGCTTCGCTTGCTCTCGTAACTTCCGCTGTAATCTTGTCCTCATTAATTTTAATAGCTGCTGCAAGTTCAACTTCCTGTCCCTGTGCCCTTTTAACTTCTGCTGTAATACTGCTCGCATTTTGCGTGATTCTCGATGATAAACCATCCGTTGTATTTTTAACTTCTGTGCGAATTTCGGTTGCGGTCTGCGTGATCTGTGACTGCAATCCCTTCTCAACATCAGTTATCGTGCTCTGTGTCTTTTCAATGGTTCGCTCCAACACATTGCTCTTGCCTTTGAGCTTTAAAATACTTTTCTGTATTCCGTTCGCCCCGTTTGTCCGGTACTCTTCCCCGTCCGCTTCCAGATCATCACGCAAGGCCTGTATGCCTTTCAAAGTTCTTTTCAAAATATAGGACTCGATCAGTTCATATCTGGTCGGCAACCGCACCGCATCCCCAACCTCAAGACACGGGTTTCCTTTGCAGTCTGCCGCAAACGGGCGGTAAACAATACCTCTAATCTTGGAAAGAACATTTTTTGCAATGCCCTTCAGTTCTTTTGTGCCTTTTCCATAGACAAGAAAATTATCCTCGATCACATAAGCATTGTCTCCAGTGCCCACGATCACGCCGATATCATTCTTCTGCTCCCGGATCTGCAGCTTATTGATCGTTTTAACAAGAAAATCTTCATACTCAGCCGTTATATATAAATCTTTTCCAATCCGGTTGCTTTTCGGATCTCTTGGAAATAAATCATCTGCCGGATAAAGATCGTTTCTCGGATAAAGTCCCTGTATATTCTGCTCCAGGTATATATAATGAAACTTTCCATCACGCCCCATGTGCCCCATACAGCCATTGATCTCACAAATACAGGACAACACTTCCTTGCCGCTCATAGATTCGCCTATGGTGCTCGATTCCTCTGTATCAGAACTTGTCTCGCTGGATGCCGTGACTGCAACTGTTTTTTCAATAGACATGCCGTCATTAACCAGTATAATGTCAGCCTGCTCAATCCCGAAGTGCTTAAAAAAACTGTCCCGGAATTGCTTCATTGTGACCGGATCATAAACTGTAACAGTCCTAGTTTTTCCATCTTTATCTTTCTGCTGCTCTTTATGGGATGGAAAGACAGTGTTATACCATGCTGCCACATCTGCATTTAAAATGTCATAAAGAGCATCATATGCGACAACATCACGGCACGTCCTGTCTGCCGTAGGCGTATCAGAATCAACCTTATATCGTCCGAACTGGAACGGGATATCTGCATGTCCACCAAGAGACATCCTTACTGTCATCCATCTGCCCTTCATTGGCAAAAATGTATTTGACACCGTGAATTTAATCATGGCGGCTTCACACGAACCAAACGTCAATTCCTGTTCTGAACACAAACTTTCGGTCAATTCGAATTTTTCTTGGTGTAGCTCTGTATTTGTGATATTGACTTTTCCGTCATCAGATACGATGGATAACTGCTTATCGACCGTATCTTTTTTGAACAAGTCGCCATATTTATAATTAACCACCGTACACACCCCCTATGAAAGCAAGCCGAACTGAATTGTAACGAATTATTCCATCATATGTTCCGTATATCGTAGGCTGAAAATCTGCCATATAGCCGTACTGCGTCACATAATCGTCATATTCCGGGATATACGCTGTGATATAGCAGGCTCTCCCTGTCGCATTTGTGAACTGGCTTCTGATATTATTTAAAACCTCATTGAAAGTCTTATTTGTCAGCATAGCCGGGGTCTCAAATTCGACCTTTAACGCCTTTAACTCCACGGCATTTCTATGCAGATAACCATTGGCATCCGTATAATCATCTAAATCCTGCATATTGACATATGGACTATATGATTCCGCTTTCATAAAAGACATTGGCACTATGTAATTTCCAATCTTTAAAAGCCATCCGCTGTATGCCATACGATCACCTCCGCTTACTTTTCGTTTCTGAATCTATTGATATGGATGCCGTTATTGTCGCTTAAAAATAAGATTTCCGTTTTTCCGTCCGGCAGAATATCCGCAACAACGCAATTATTCGGATTTCCTATTGGTGTGCGACTTTCCGGGCACTTGCTCCAGTCTATTGGTTTATATTTTTTCATGGCTATTCTCCTGAAAATAGGTATAAAAATAGTACCTACCACCAATTTGATAGGTGCCACTTCTTTTTCTTGATCTATTTTGTAATTACTTCGATATTGGGCGATTTAATCACAATTTTCTCCGGTGTGTGAATTACTCCCGTGTTCCCATATGTAATCCTGATTTCTGATTTGTTCATAAAATTTCTCCTAAATTTCATACTCCGGGTATGTTACTTCCCAAGCATCCCTGTGATAAGTGTTAACCTCTCCATAATTCGCATCAAAAATCTTTTTTACGCCATATCCAAGTTCAATGCTCTTTTCTTTGAGTTTTCGCCAATTAAATGTTTTCCAGTCCACACCGTTCATTGCTGCAACACGCTTAATAGAATACCAGTCTTTGCTATAATCAAGTTCCTGTTGTAACTTTTCCTTTTCTTCTTCCGCTGCTATTCTAGCAATTCTTTCTTCTTTCAGCTCCGTCAATATCTTAATACCAAAGTCTGGATTGCTTAAAATATTATCAATTACCTTATCCGTAGCATACATACCATGTTTCCGGATGCTTGGAATGACTTCCATTGCGAGCCAGTTCTGGAACTTGTCCGCCGTTTTGTTGCTTGCTTTCATACCAAGGCGATAAAAAATCGGTTCTGGGATATAATCGTCTTTCCCAACAAGTTGGGAAAATCCAAACTCTATACAATATCCATTCATAGTCTCCCATCTTACATATGTTTTTCCGTTCTTTTCCTGTGTCCAGCCAAATCCTCTAGCTGTATCCTCTGCATTGATAGAAATACTTCCGTCCTCATTTAACATTGTTCGTGCTGAAAATCCAAGTTCTGGATTATTAAAAACTTCAATGTTATTTTCCTTAACTTTAGTTGCAAGAGCTGTATATGCCATACTTTCTATCTCCTAAATTTCCGAGCCTTGCATTTCGCAAGGCTCAACCTTTAAATTCACGTGCGTTAGGAACATACCCTAACAGGAGTTACACGCTATATATTCAATCCATTCGGATGAATTTTTAAATAAAAAGACCGCCAAAGACTGAATCTCTTCAATCTCTGGCGGTCACGAATCCGCACCTATTCCTCATAGGCTTGCAGGACATCCTAATTCTTTAGGTCTTACCTGCGTGATTTTTAATTATTTTGTATTCTATACCATATGCCAAAATCTGTCAATCAAATTCCAACCTCTGCTGCATATTGGCATCGTCAATCTGTTCCTGCAAAAAATACGGCGTCTGATAGGCATTTATCACTTGCACTGCCTTATCACACTGGCTACGCTTGATGCTCTTGTAAGACCGAACACCAAAGTTGTATTTCAGATTGGCATACAGATTGTTGTAAACCTTTTGGCGCAATCCACGGTTGCTGTATGAGCTTGACTGTTTGCCGCCAATGATTGAAACGCCTTTCTTTCTGACAGCTTCCGTAATGCGGTCGGCTTCCACCGGAAGTATCGGCAAGTCCATCTTAAGGCTTTCCAAATCCGCCTTGATTTCGTCAACCTCTGCTTTCAGTTCCGTGTGCCCCTGTGCAAGCAATGCAATCTTCCCGTCCGTGGTTTGCGGCATCATGTATGTACCAGTCTTTCTGATGCTCGGTAAAACTTCATCAAATATCCATTTTTCCAATTTGTCAGCTTTATCTTTTATTTCTTTACTGTTACCCTGTTGACCAGCTTTAATAATCAATCGGTAAATATCTCCTTCCGGAATAAGAGGTTCTGCATATCCACCATTATTTTTAAAGCTATCCTCGACCAGGACACCCTTGCAATTATCCGAAACCGCCTTTCTTGGTCTTTTATACATAAGCATCGAAGCTATATCTACTCCAAAAAAGTATTCTTTTCCGTTTACTATAACCGTTCTCAAATCCCCTAAAATAGGATTGTTAAAAATCTGAATATTGTTCATCAGCAAATCCCCCATTTCTGCTTAAATGAAATAATTGTTTTCAAAATAAACTGCAAAAATTTTTCGTCCTGTATGCTCTGGATTTCTGTAATCAGCTGTTCTTTCATCTCGCACCGCCTTTCTTGTCGGATGCAAGGTTACTTGTAAAAATCCAGACACATCTTAAAAAGTGTTCGCTAAGTACATTCAGATTTTTAGTAATTTCTTCAATATACAGTTGTCTCATAGATTTTTCCTGCCTTTCGTTTGCTGTTTGACAACCATTCCAAAAAGCGGTATAATCCATGTATCAACCGCTTTTGGTGGCTGTGTTGAATAAAGCGTTTAACTTGTCTAGGGTTGGAACGCTTTATTTTTTGTTGATTTCTTCTTTCACTTTTCTAATCCCCATGTTGATAACATCCGTTCTGCTTGTTTTTAACTTATCCGCACAATATTGCAAATCCTCTGCTTCTGCTTTTGTAAGTCTCAAATCAAGCCTAACATTTTTAGGATTATCAGTAAGTTTCTGTCCTTTTTTTAATGGAGACACATAATCACTTCCTCTCTTTTTGATTGCACGTGCAATCTTTATGCCTTAATAATACATGTACGTGCAAAGAAAGTCAATACTATTTTGAAATATTTTTCAAAAAAAGAAGCGCATCACTGCGCTCCCTCTTATATACCCGCTTTGACTTATTATTCTATTTGTCTGCTCTTCCAGTAAAATATACTTCTGCATGATCGTATTTCCCATAGCAATCAAGCTGATCTGAAATAGTTTTCCCTGGTTTAATCTCACTGTCTGAATCTGTAATATATGTGCTGTTGTAATTTACCACATTATTACTACTGTCAAAAAATATTGCATACGCGCTTACAAAAAGCGCCGGATTTGTGCTGTTATTGGTCACGGATACAGTCACGTTTTCATCATTAAATGTCTGTTCAACGGATAAATCATTTACAACCGGTTTATAATATGGGTTTTCGTCATAATCTAAGGTATAATCCACCTTGTCAATTCCGGACACACTATCAAAATAGAAAACACCAATAGATGTTTCCCCTGCTCCCAATACATCAATGCTCATGTCGGCGGCTCCTATTGAATTCCCACTTGAATCTTTGGCTATAGCGTTCCCAGAAATTGTGACATTCGTGTTTGAATTATTTGTTACAATCAAAAAATCTAATGTGTCTCCTATTGTGTTTTCGTACAGATACTCTTTTACCAAAAAATCAGAATCAGAAACTTCTTCTCTTGTCGCTTCCTTGTTATCTACCGTACTAATAGAAGAGACTTTTTTATTTTGCTCGGTAGAATCAGCAACTGCATCGTTATTTTCTCCGTTTCCGCCAAATATGGCAATCAACAGGATTATAACTATAACCACCGCAACAAACCACTTTGTTACTCCACCCTGCTTTTTTTTGCAATTAGGGCAAATTTTTGCTTTAGCTGGAATCTCCGTCTGACAGTACTTGCATAATTTTGTTTCACTTTTTTCATTCATAGCTTTTCCTCCCACCACTTGTAATAAAATGATTCTACCACAAGCGGCGGTATTTGTCACTAGAAACTATATGCTTCTCTGCCCGTTCTATTAAAATATTCTCTTGCGTATTTTCTAGCACTTCTTCCTATCTGGTCTTGTGTCACACCAAATTCTTTTTCGAGGATTCCTTGCAATAACTGATTTTGCTGTTTAAGTAACGCAATTTCCTGCTGTGACGTACTGTATACAGCATCACGAATACCTGTGATCTCCTGCCCCCCAGCAACTGCTGTCTTTCCTCCAACTGTTCCAAGGATTTCCGGTACGCCGTTTTCTCCTGCCATAAACATGCTGTACTGTTTTGGAAAACCTCCTGCGGCGAACGTTGGGATTTTTCCAAGGTTAATATTGCCAGCTTGAATTATTTCTTTTCCACCAATATTTACAGAATCCCATGAAAAAGACAGTTTTGAATTAAGCCACGTTGCAAAATTATTCCATACCTGCTTAATTCCTGCAACAGCATTATCAAATGCCTGCTTCAATCCGTCAGAAATGCCGCTGAATGTCCAATTATCTTTTGTAAAATACGGTTCTACATGATTTGTCCACCAAGAACCAATTCCAGATGTACTCCACCAGTTACTAAATTCGCCCCATTTTTCAGAAAGACCTTTTTTCATTCCGTCTCCCTGCTCATCCCATCTTTTTTTTGTAAACCATGGCTTCACATGATTTTCCCACCAATTATATATTCCGGTATTCTGCCACCAATCGGAAAACTCATCCCATTTAGCAGACAATCCCTCTTTTATTCCATTCCCTACTTCCATCCACTTTTTCTTTGTGAACCACGGGAAAATGTTCTCCTGAATGTAAGTTAAAGCTTCATTCCACTTTTCTTCTATTTTACCTTTTATTTCTCCTATTTCTGTCTGTATTGAAAGCTTTTTTTCTCCCCAATATTCTTTTACATCTTCCCACCATGAAGAAACATCCTCTAAAGTTGTTGTTAATTTATTGCGAACGGGTAGTTCTACATTCAATCCCCACCATTCTTTGACATTGTCTTTGAACTCGGAAATCTTCTCCTGTAAATTTGGAAGGACGACATCTGCTCGTAAATCTACATCATCTAATCCGTTTATATTCTTCCATTCATCTATCCACGCCTTTAGATCAAAGCTGTCAGGTACATTTAATTTATTAGGCATATTATCATTGAACTCATTTAATGCTTTTTGGAAATCATCTAATGATTTGTAATCTTCCTTTTTAGGCAGATTTTTGACAAATTCATCAACATTCATTCCATTTCCAATGCCTAATTTGTCCATCACAGTATCATGGCTCAAAACTCCACCGCCATATGCATTAATCCATTCAAACGGATTAAGAAGTTGTTTAAAACTTTCCTGAAGATATTGCAGAAAACCGCCTTTTTCATACGCTTTTTCTAAATTATTAGCATCTTTTTTTATGCTATCTTTTCCAACCGTAAAAGATAACGTTGCCACTACTACAGCAAGTGAAATAGGAATTGCATAAGAGAGCAATGATTTTACCGCCGTTGAACCAAAAGCGGCTGTGAATTTCGCTCCTATTAATTTCCCAATAGTCTCCTTGAGAAGTTTCCCTGTTAACAGTTTGCCTGCAAGTTTCAAAGCAAATGCTCCAAGAAGAATTTCAACTGTCTCAATATCAATGTTTGAAAGAAAATCTTTTACGCCTTTCCAAACATCAGACCACTTGATATTTTCTATCATGGTCTTAATTGTCTTGTAAACTCCCTGTACCCAGGTATTTATATCTTCTGCAAGTGCCTTAAAATCAAATGTTTTGAAGAATTTATTTATTCCCTCTGCCAGTGATTTTCCAAAGTTTGACCAGTCAAATGTCTGACCAAAGGAAAGTGTGGCATAAATCGCCGTATTCAGTGCCCCGGCAATCGTTTTTCCTACATTTCCAAACAGTCTTGGATTGATAAGACCATTAAGGAAATCTGCCAATCCTTTACCGAAGTTTTTTGCTTTGGAATAAATCTTATCCCAGTTGATAGACTCCATAGCTTTTGATAAGGCATCACTGATGTATTTTCCAAGTTGTTTCAGATTTTTAATATCACTTTCGTAATTTTTGAAAATGGTATCAGTCTTGACGAGTTTACCGCCACTGGCACCGCCTGATGCGCCACCGCCGCCGGAACCGCCCGAACCTTTTTTGCCCGAACCATCATTTGTGGTAATCAGTTTCAATTCATCAAACTGACGGACACCCTTATTCATCTTGTCAATGTTCTTTGCCGCCTGTCCGGTACTGTCCGCAACATCATCTGCGCTTTCTGCCGCATCTGAAAAACTATCTGCAAGACCTGCACCGGAATCCTCATATTTCCATCCGAAGATTGCGCCTAAAGCGTTTGTAACCTTTGTAACAAAGCTGATAACAACCAGTAAAACGGAATTGAGTGCTTTTACGAATGGTTTGAAAGCATTGATTAATGCTCCACCAATAACACTGCCAAGCTGTTCAAACGACTGTTTTAAAATTCTGATCTGGTTCGCCCACGAATCAGCAGTACGCGCAAAGTCTCCCTGTGCTGTCTGCGTATTGGCAAGGACGTACTGATACCGGAGCATTGTCTTTTCAGCCTGTGACATAGACGCAATATCAGAATCTAATCCCTGTTTCATTGCCCACTCTTTAAGGGTTGCCTGTGTGAGATCAAGACCGTAATCTCTTAATGGACGTGTCTGTCCGGTAAATATTGCAGCTAAATCCTGCGACACAACATCCTGATCTATGTTATACAGAGATGCCATATCAGCAGTTAATTTTGTTAAATTCAAAGACACATCAGCCATGGAATCAGACAAACCAATATAGCCATCTGTCTGTTTGTTCAAAAACTCATTGGCTTTCTTTATCAAACTGCTGTCAATTCCCATGGCTGTTCCCATTGCTTGGAATCGGCTTGCCGTCTGTTTCAGTGTCAGTTCTGACATACCGAACTGTCGTATAGAGTCCTGTGCAAAATCATTGACTTTCTTTGACATGTCCCCAAAAGTAACATCAACAACGTTCTGAACCTCTGTTAATGCGGATGATATGTCGATTGCATTTTTTATTCCTCTTATCGCTCCGTACAGACCAAGATAAATCCCCATAGAGGACAAAATCTGTCTTGTGAATGACTTGAGTCCGATCAATGCTTTTCCTGTGGATGTCTTAAATCCAAGGAAAGAACCGGAAAGATTACTGATGCTGTTATTTAATCCAGTAATCGCACCGCCAGATCTGTTTGAAAGATTTCCAAGTGCCTGTGTCATTTGTAAAATATTTGCGCTTACATTTGGTGCTTTTGAGAGTGTCTCAAACAGATATTTAAGGTTGTCAGCAAGCAAAGGTATATTTGTTACTGCACGTCCGCTTGCAACACTTCCAAGCCTTGATATGGCTGTTACAAGGTTGCTCATATTGGTCATATCAAAATTCAATGCACCTATCTTGTTCATCTGGCGTACAAAGTTTTGTAACTGCGCAGATAAAGCCGGCAGATTCTTTGTCGCCTGTGTAGATGCCTTGCCACCAATTTTTGACAGTGCCGACACCATGCTTGTGAGTCCGCTTGTATCAACAGCTTTAACACTTGCTATTCCAGATGCAAGATCTCTCACAGCAGAAGATATTCCGTGGATAGAATTTGCATCAACACCAGAAAATTTATTGAGTGCCCGCACCATTGATGTGATTTCCGAAGATTTACCACCTTTGAATCCGGTAGCCGCATCGGAAATGCTTCTGATTCCGCTTGCAATATTTGAAAGTTTTGCAGTGTCAAACGATATGCTTTCCCGGAGCCTATTCATGCTGTTTACAAGGCTTTCTATGGAATTACTTGCTTTTGCAGAGTCAGCTTTGATTTTTATTTGTAATTCATCAATGTCTGCCATATATGCACCAACTTTCTATGCAAAATAAAAAGACGGTAGGCTGTGACACCTTACCGTCCTTGATCTACTCTTTTAATTTTTCTCTTGTAACCGGTCCGCATTTCTTATCTACTGTAATTCCGACTTTTTTCTGGAATGTTCCAATACCGGTCGCCGTATCATTTCCAAGAATACCGTCCACATTACTGTTTCCCTTTTTATCTTTTTCATCCAGGCATCCGTGATAAATAAGCTCCGTCTGAAGCCATCTCACATCATCCCCTCTCATGCAAGGGAATTTTTTCTTTAAAATCCTTGCAGGTTCCGGGTATGGGTTTAAATGATCTTTTACATTTTTTCTAGGGTTTCCGCTTGTCACAATCGCTGTATGACCTTTTGTTTTTGTGACAAGAACATCTCCATTGTAAAGAACCATTCCTGCCGCATAACCTCCAATGTCATCAAACATGCCACTAGAAAGAAGTACAGATTTTTCATTTGCTGTGGTGAAATTTCCAACATCTTTTCCAGTTGCATGAATAATGCATGCACGTACCGTTGTGCCGCAATCTGCTTCTGTTTTTACTTTTGAATTAATACCATATTTGACAATTCCAAGCCGGTGTCCCTGACAGTAGCCAATATTATCATTATTGCACGCTGTAATCATTGATTCTGCCAGTTTATCCGCCATATCTTTTGTTTTTGGTCTTAACACATACCATCCTTTTTTATGAACATAAAAGTTTTGCATACTTACTTCTGTTCCGGTCTGATCTCCCGGTCTCCCACCGGTCAATTTCCCATTTTCATCATGTCTTGCAGATCCAATTCTCATATTTATACCTCCAAGTTCTTTTCTGGTTTTGGGTGGCTCAACTCATAGTTTGACTGCATGACTTTAAGTTTTGCCACAAATAGCTCTCTCTGTTTCTTTATTTCTTCTTCCGTCATTTCTGAATCATCTTTCCCTTGTTGCTCATTGATTGGTTTTTTAATATACTTTGATTTTGCTTTTCGTCCGGCAAGGCAATGTTCTACTGCCACCGATACCGCAGACAATCCGTATGTTCCAAACCACATCCACATCTCATTGTCTCTTTGCTTTTTATCTAAGTTGTAAGCATCCGCATAAGGCTGTAAATCAGCCGGGCAGGACGTGTCTATGTCACGCACGGTAAATCCATACCCTTTTGTAACTAAAAGCCAGAATGGGCGGATTTCCGCACAATATGTTCCCCATGTAAGTTCTCTCTGTTCTTCTACTTTTTCCTCGGAGTTTTCTTCTCCGCTTCTTTCTGATCTGCTTTGAGCAGTTTTGATAAAAAACCGTTTTCAAGCAGCTCCGCTAAAAGTGCATTGTAAAGTACCTGAACATCTGCATCTTCTCCGTCAAAGTAATCATCCAGCATGGCATATACTTTTCCAAGCTGCTGTTCCTTTTCTCCCTCGTTTTCCGAATCATATCCAAACTCTTCTTTATGGAACTTCTGTGCTCCAACAAGAATTAACTCCGGCAGGAATAAAAGAATTTTATCAATTGCTTCAATATCTGTAATCTGGTCTAATTCTGCTACCTTTTTGATAATCCCGCTTTTGACGGTTGCCTCATATCCAAACTTGATCTGTAATTCTTTCTCGCCAAATTTTAATTTTGTCATTTTCTTTCCCTTTCTCCCTCTCATATAGGGAAATGGCAGTCCGAAGACCGCCCTGTTCTTTTAAATTGTTTCTTCAAGCTCTGGCTCGGTTGTCTGGTTATCGTCAGCCGATCCAACCGAACTATTCGACTGACGTGTTATTCCCCCGGTGTAAAAGCTACAGCGGTGTCCATGCCCTTGTATTCTTCAATGGTAAGATTCATTTCAACCGTCAAAAGTTCGTTCTGACCAATCTCCGGCTGTGGAATCTGCTCTGGCGGCTGAGCCACAACAAAAAACGCTTCGGTAAATCCCGGGATAATCGTTTCAAACCACATTCTTTTCCCGCCGGCAAGCGCCTTATACGCCGTGATAAGTGCTTCCCACTCTTCCTTTGTGGCATCCGTAAGGTTTACCGTGATAGGGAAAGAGCCACCGGTATCTGCGCGACCCTTTACATATCTGGTAATAGCATCTTCTAATGCAGATGCGTCAATCTGTTCCGGCTCAATGTTAATACCGCCGATTGCGTTAATTCTTGTAAGCTGTTTAAACGATGTAGGCTTTGTTCCGGCTGTCGCTTCTGTGCCATAGCCAAACGTAATTCCTAACGTAGACAATCCTGCTTCTGCCATTTTTACCTCTCTTTCTACCGCCAAATAATGCGGTTATCGGGCGCATCTTTTTGCACCCGGTGCATAAAAAATAGAGCCTTTCGGCTCTTTTACATCAATCTGTCGTTGGCTCCGATTATCCGCCGGAACCTTGCAACGCTTCTAAATTTTTTCTCACTGTCATTTTTAAACTCCGGCATTGCTGTGATTTGAAATCGCATCTGTTTAAAGGCATCAGCTAAAATAGCCATAATCCCTTTTGCATCGCTCTGCTTTGTGTTTGTAATGACGTCAACCTGTATTGTTTCCTGCACCGCATTTACGGATGTGCCCTCTAAATCTGCCCCACGTTCAAGCCCCGGCATCTCGTGAATGTAAATGGTCGGGAAAACAGGGTCTTTATCAAGGTTCTTTTCAACCGTTGTAAATGCAGTGTCAAAATTCATGCTTTTGTATTTTTTCTTGAGTTTTGGTTTGGCTATCGTTGCAACATTGGAGAAAATGTTTATTTCAAGGTCAAATACCCACTGGTTTCCTGCCATTATCCAAACACCTCCTTCGCTGTCTGTGTAACAATCTGCCGCAACTCATTTGCGGTCAGATACATGAATGGTCGGCTTGGCATTCCCTCTGTAAACCACCAATCGCCATTGTCGTCCTGATAAAACCATCCATATCTTCCATCTGAAATCTGATGGATAGTTTTTCCACTTGCATACTGCCACGAAACGCCATCCGGCAGTTTCCCTGGATAAGGATTTTGCTGTCCTACGGTTCCTGTTCCAAATTCAACAAACATTGCATGGTCCGTCCCGGCAACTACCGCCCATATCCCGCCTCCTTTGGTACTTCCCTTGTATTCTGAATGAATACTGGAAATCAATTCTGATGTGAATATTGCGTCAAGGTCAGCAATTTGTACTCTGGCAATCTCTACGCCCTTTTCCGCGAGTTTTTCTGCCAATAGCTGGCATTTATATGTCAAGCTGTTTTTATAGGCTCTAAGCTCTCGTATGGCGTTCTGAATAGACTTTTCAGACAGGCTCATTGTGATTACTTTCTTCCCCATGCCACACCTACTTCACATTTTTTTGTAACAAGAACAAATCAACCGTCAATCCCTCGTCTGCAACACCTTTTACGATGTAATCAGCCGAATTTTCATCAACGATTGTATTCTCTTCATCTTTGTACCTTACATCTGACCGTTTCCATACCAAGGAGCCGACGCTCAATGGAAGTTTCCCTTTGTCCTCGACAATCTGAACAAAGTTTGTGGAATTGTCAACGCCAAACTCTTTTATAAGTGCTTCACTCAACTTATTGCTGATTGAAGAATAAAAAACCACAGGCTTCTCATAACCTGTGGTATACTCTCCGGTTGTTTTCGGTATTTTGTTTCCATCCTCATCAAGGTAATAAATTACATTTCCATCAGAATCCGTGTACGAAGAATATTCGATGTTACCATCATCATCCGTCACATATACCGGCACCTTGCCGCTTTGCTGCGAATAACTCATTTTTTGCTTATTGATCTCAAGCATTTCACTTCACATCCTTGCCGAACCGTTTCCACAGCTCAGAAAGCTTTTCCCATCCATACATTGCGACAAACGCAACAATAAATCCTGCAATAATAGCTGCCAAGATCATATACCATAAAATTGATGTCTGGATGTACTGCATGTATGCCACAAACGCAGCGACCGTGATTCCGATAGAAAGAACAAATACCAAAATGTCCGTTGGAATCTTAGAAAATACGCCTACACCTTTGATTACCTGTGTTACCACAGACACAACAAATGCCAGCGCACCAATGATTGCCAGAATAATTGTCATATTTGCAATTACAGACTGTATAATATCCATGATTAAACCTCCTTTTCATCATTAAGACGGGTTTCTATTCCGTCAATTCTGTGATGAGCCGATTTCACACTTTCCTCCACCTTTATGATTCTGTTGTCATGAGAATTTATTTCTTTTCGCATCTCAGATACTTCATTTTTGATCTCGGTCGTGTTGTTTGAAATGGCATCCAACTTCATGTTAATGCGTGTGTTCTCCCTCACGCGTTCTTCAAGATCCGTGTTGTCTGTCCTTTTGTTGCTCTTCAAGCCCATAAAGACGGAAAAACCAAGCGACAGCACGCTTATAATGATTGCTGTTGATATTTCAATCGTCAAATCATATACCGCCTTTCATTTTTATGGCACACCGCCCACCACCGCTCAATGTGTGCCGCCTGCTACGTTTTGCCGACGTCGGCAAAACGTAACGCACAATCTTCTAACCAGATGGAATCCCATACGGTTAGAATGCTTTTACAAACGGAAATACTCCAACAAACAAGCTTTCCCTGTCTTTCCAGCTACGGCTTACGCCGTTTTCTGAATAACTTGCCATATAGGCTTCTCCTGCCTGTGAATGGTCGTACAAGGCTAAATTGACGATTACATCCTCAAACTGTTTCAAGTCTTCGGATATTTTTTCATCCGTGTAGCTTTCCGGGTAATTCCGCTTGCTTACCACTTCATTTCTTGCCTGCTTGATAAGCTGTTCGATGTAAGGATTATCTTCTTTCTGGTCGAACACGACAACATCAGAAGTAACACCATCTTCATCCGTAACGGTTTCAATATGAAATTGTTTCAGTCTGATTTTGACCTGCTCTAATGTTGTATATTCGTCCATTCTTCCCTACCTATAATCCGAACTGCTCGATCAAAATGCGTTTCAGTTCCGCTCCACTGATTTCTTCTGCACCCTCGATCCCATGTTCAGCGGCAAGTGCCTGTAAATCAGCAGTGCTCATTCTGTTAATCTCTGTCTTGGTGTACCCTCCGGAAGATTTCTCTCCCAGAACAATGTCCGGGATTTCATCTCCTGCTTTGTACCATTTTCCATTGCGCTTTACCGTGTATTCAGCAATCATACCGCACCTCCTACGCAACTTTCATGACAACAACGCTGTCCATGCCCTCAAAAGTAGGCAATCCGATCATTGACACAACGCAATGAGTGTTGATCGGATGATTTGTTGCGTATGTATACACCGAAATACCGGTTTCTACAATAGAAAGGTTTCCGTCTGTTAAACTTCCGCTTCTCTCTTCCGGTGTCTTTCCAAAGACATAATCTCCAAGGTACACGCCGGATGCCTGCGCTGAAATAACTCCTGTAGGAATAAAATATTTGGTGGCACCGTCTGCCGGGTCGATGTAAAGTTTGTCGTAAACTTCAATCTCGATGCCGTATCCTCTAAGATACTCTGTAACCTGCCCCTGCTGTAAACGAATACCTCCATTGTAAGCAGTAATTCCAAGCACCTGTTTCTTTGTGTCTTCTGCCTTAAGAACCATCTCCCACGTTTCTGTATTCATGCTAAAACGTGCAAGGGAATATCCGGTTTTCTTTGCAAACTCACGTTTAATCTCGATAAGGTCATCAAGTGGCGTTGCTGTTTCGGATGCAGACCATTTATCGGTATCGCTTCCAGAAATATCCTTGTAATGGTCTCTCTTGTGCGATACTCCATTATCGGAAGTATAATCAACATAGTAGCTCTTGCCACCAATTGTTACCTGTACTCTTGGAATACCATCAGATGGTGCTAATAACTGCCAAATCTGGCGTTCCGGCACTACTCTTGCTCCTTCAATAAGCATCATCGGTTTTTTGCTGATTTCTCTAAGCACCTGGTTTGCCATGTTGGAATTTTCTGCCGACTGGTAATTTGCATACTCCTGCTCTTCACGCTCTGTTACCATGTAAGATTCACGGTAGAACGGCATCTCGTTCTGAATATCCGAAAATCCACCGACATCTCTTAACTCTGCCTGCGCATCAAAATTGGATGCCTTTAAGGATACCGGAAGACCGTTTTTCCCTTTGATAAATCTAAGTTCAAGGCTGTCCTGTTTTCTGGTTCCAAATTTCTGTCTACCTAAGTAAGGTGCAGAACCAAGCGTTTTTTCATAATTATTCCACATAACCCCAAGACTTCTTGCGGTAAATGCTTCTGCTAATGGTAATGCCATTCTCTAATACCTCCATTTTTTAATCAAAAAAAGTAACACGCGGTGTTGCTGCTTTTGCAGTTGCTTCCACTGTCACTCCGTTCGCTGTTACCTTTGCGCTGTCAATAGAACCCTGATATACATAAGTTCCAGGCGCATCTCCCATTGTTACGTCAACATCTTCCAGAAGATACCCTTTGCAAGATTCGTCATTGCTTGGGAACGGTGTCCCTGCCTTTGCAATCTTCTTTCCGTTTGCATCGGCACTTGACACCATTGTCTGCGGAACGATACACGCCGCACCCTCATAAGGAAAGAATTTTAAAATTCCTTTACTCTGTGTAAAGTCTCTTTCAATCGGTTTTCCCATAATTTACCTCCTATAAAACATAATGGTCTTTGGCTTCTGCACTTTCTGCAGGTTTGCCAAAACTGATTTTTTCTGCGTTCTCTACGTCCGCAGTTTTTTTATTTTCTCCACCTGCAGTACCGCCGCCCGGATTTTCAGAATTATTTGCAATCTCCTGTTCCTTTGCCTGCGCTGCCGCGGTTTCCTTTTCGGCTGTAATCTTTCCAAGAGCGTCATAATCAAGGCTTCCATTATCCTTGACAACGGATTTTGCCTGCTCTGCATTGATTTTTAACTTTTCCATCAATGCTTCGCGCTGGTCTCTAATGGCGTTTTTCTTCTGCATATCTGCAATCTGCTGATTTGCTGTCTCTAACGCCTTGTTTGCTTTTTCAAGTTCCGTGAGGTTTCCTGCTTCCATTTCATCCAGCTTTTTCTGCAACTCATCTGCGCTGTCTGCCTTTGCCTTAAGCTCTGCTGCTTTTGCCTGTTCTCTCTGTACGGCACTGCCGTAATCAGCAATGATTTTCTCAACATTTTCCTCACTGATACCCATTGCAATTAACTCTTCTCTTTTCATTGATTACCTCCGATATGTCTTTACGAATTTTTGCGGTGCAACGACACCGAATGACACTGTTGATTTTTACGCTCACAACTTTGCGAATTTTTATAAAATAAAAACAGCCACCGATTACTCGGTAGCTGTCTTATTTTGCTGTTTATTTAATTGGTTTACAATTTCCTGTGCTTTTTGTTCCTGCTCTTCTGCATCATCAATGGTTTTCCACAACGCATCTATATATGGCTTAGACAAGAGGAATGTCTTTTCAGCATCTCCCCAAAGCCCCACCGTTTTAATGGCAATAAGAGGATGTATGCCGCACTCTAAAAGCTGATATAGTGTTTGCGACTTTGTATACATATTGTCTTGCGGGCTATGATTGATTTGCACATCAAAATCCCTCATTGACAATTTCAAATCCTTGTCCTTAACGCGTATTACATTTAAGACAACTTTTGCAAGTCTCTTCTCTGCCGATTTCACAATTGGGTCTTTTAATTTTGCTCTTGTCTTTGAAAAATCCCATCCAGCCCTTAATGATACTGCTCCTTGTGTATCTCCTCCAGAGTTTTGGGACTCTCTGTTTGGTATTGCTAATATTGCCAAGGCATTGTCCCACAAATCATCTTTTGCCACCTGACACTGGCTCTGATTTAGTTCCTGCGTCATAATCTCAACATCGGCTTTGTTATCCTTGTTATTGGACTTTACCGTCAAAGCATGGCTCATTTTCATCTCTTCAAACGTTTTTGGGTCGATTTCACAGTTCACAAACTTAACCCAGTACTGAACAAACTGCTCAATTCCATCCATTCTGTTTGACTGCATATTGTTTATGGCATCCAAAATACCTATGACAAGCTCAATATCAGAAATTCTCTCATGATTATTTGGAAACTCAACAATAGGTATACTTCCAAATGCGTGCAATTTCCATTCAGAAACTACTCCATTTTGAATTTTGCATGAATAATTGTCTGTATAGCACAGTTTGTACCATCTTCCATCTTCGTCCTTAAGCTCCTGTACGGCAATCACCGGTTCTTCCGTACTCCGATTATAAATAACACAAGTATTCATCGGAGTAGGGGCAACAATTTGAAATGGTATTTCTCCATTTGCAAATCTTACCGCCTTAAAAGATGTTCCGGTTGCTGACTGCCACTCTCCTGCTTTAATGTCTTTTTCCTGTTTATTCGCATCCACAAGATAGTCATTCAGCGCATCCACTGCCCGATTAATTTCATCATCATCTTTTCGACTGATAAACTGTATTGGCTCGCCATATGTCTGTCCTACTTTGAACTGAACAATCTCATACGCATGATTTTCTACTATTTTGTTTGTAATATCAGCATTTTGCACCTTTACACGGTATAAAACAGGCTGGTCACCTTTGTAATATCGCCAAAGATATTCTATGATGGTTTTGTTGTAATAAAAATTTCCGATGCAGTCTCCCACCACATTGACAATATTATCTGCTGTGATGGTTTCAACATCTGTATATAAAATTTTTCTACCATAACAGCCTTTAACAAGGTCTTGGAGAGATTTGTCATTTCTCATTTTTTTCTCCTAAATAAAGGTCATTCCGCTGGATGTTGCACGAAACGGAAGAGATTTTAATTCCGTCTTCTCATTCTCCGGATAAAATACCACTTTTTTGTGACATTTCCTACATTCCACAGAAATGTTCATTGTTGAACGCCCATCGTGCGTGGCAACTTTTCTTCCACACCGCGGGCAATATATTTTTTTTGGTGTATATCCCATAAAATCCTCTTTTCTTTGCAAAAGAAAAAGCACCGGAGATTTCTCTACGATGCTTTTATAAATTGGGGGAGGTGAAGTATTCAACTTTTGTTGCTTTCTTCGATTATAACTATATCAGAAAAAAAACGGACATATCGGACAACTTTACTCTTTCATAAATCTATCGAACGCTTTTCTCACGCTGTCTTCTGTGTTATTGCCTCCTATTTGGTCGGCAACCTTATTCCAAGATTGATTTTCTAAAAATCTAAGGTTAATTATTCTTCTAATTCTGCTATCTTTTATATTTGCAATAAACTCTTCTACTTCATTTGTTTTTTCAAGAAGTTCGTTTTCCAAAATTTCGAGGGTGGTTTTTCTGGAATATAACAAGGTTTTTTTGTGCCTATATTCTGGCAATGGTATTCCTTCTATTTTAAAATGTTGGTTTCCACCATTTCCGCCAGAAACGCTATCAATAACCGTTCCTTCCTGCTCAATTTTTTCTATGTATTTTTCAAGCTTTTCAATTTTATTCCTTACTTCTTTTACTTCTTCTCTTAAATCTAAGTATTGATTTAAAATATCTTTGTTTACCATATCAATACCTCCTAAACGGATTTACTGCCGCTTCTACTTTGGCTACGTTATTTCCATTTGTCACTCTAAGCGCAAAGTTTGAAAATACATCCGGCACATCATCCAACTGCTTTTTACCGGATACTGAATATCTCTTAAGAAGAGACATCATTACTCCGTATGGCTCATTCGGCTTATATGATGATAGGTCTTTAAATATAACGTGCTGCAATATCCAGTTTGAGCACTGAAAAATCCTTGCTTCCTTATTTGTCTCCGTCGGTGTATCTGTGATATTGCATATCCATCCTTTGGCTTCCACTCGCTTGTTTACTTCCATTGCGACACGGTCCCCTCCGGCATTTCTCTCAAATTCACATTCCTGAACTTTGTTGTTTGTCAAAACATTTGCTGCATTTTCATACTGAACCTCATAATCTGCCGTGTTATCGCAAACACAATCCACGCAGTAGTAATCTTCTCCGTATTTTTGCAATACAGGCAGAACAAAATAGTCTGTTCCCTTTCCCTTTGTATCGCACTGGCCGGTTACAATCTCCGGCTCTCCATGCGGCAAATTAAGATACCGACGTATTTTATCTTCCGGAAACAGCAATCCCTCACGCTCAATCGGTTCCTGTTTGTAAAGGCATCTATATGATATGTCGTCCATCAATAATTGCTGGTCTTCAAAAAATTCTTTTGTAAAACCGGAGAACTCATATTCAAAGTTGCTTTCTCCTGTAACTGGGTCTACATCCGGTACCGCAATAACCTTTACTCTCGGATTACCCTCGTACATATTTTGTATGCGCCCTATGACGTCGTGTACGCTCCATCTTGTGGCAATATGTATTTCCTTGCAGTTCTTACCGTCCGTGTCCTGTATCTTTCTCTGTCTGGCATCTACAGCGTATTTATCCCACAATTTATCAAGGATAATGGGATTCATTGCTTCTTCAATACCGCCGATCATATCGTCAACCAGTAAAAACTTAGAAGCCCTTACTTTACCGGCATTCTTACTACCAACAGACGTACATTGTACGGATGGAAACGATTTGTACTTCCCGACATTAAACTGCTCCATCTTCGCATTTGTGCTTGTCACGGAAAGATTTGGGAAAATTTCATTCCATGTATATTCTTCTTCGTTTGTAACGATATCGTACACACCGTCATAGTACATTCTGGTAATATCACCGCTGTGTGAATAAAAGAGGCTGAAATCTCTCGGAAACCATCCGGCAACAAGAGCGTGAAACATTTTTTCAACCGTTGTTTTTCCTGCACCCGGGACAAGTGATACGCACAGGATGTCATATCTATCATCAATCATGCCTTGCAGCGCATCTATGAGTCCGATTTTTAAGAATTGCTTTCTTCTTGGCATGTAAAACCGCTCTTTAGGCTCTCTCTTCTTCTCCAAATACTGGAAAGCACTATCCACAACTTTGTTTTGCGCTTCTAAAAGCAAAATTCCGTAATATTTGTCCAGAATTTCATAAGATACCTTGTTTTGGAATGAATATTTCTCTAAATCCCATGGTGTGCCACCTGTAGATTGAAAAATAAACTGCTCCGTCAGTTCTTTTGCTCTGGCAGAAACCTTTAATCCATACTCAACATCTTTTTCTGTCAGAATGGCTACCCTTGCCGCTTCTTCCATGGCATCTATTACCTGTTCATCAACGCCATGCACCTGTATGTAATTTTCATATCCATTTACTGTGGAAATTAGGCTTGAACTTGCCAAAAGAAAAGCACCTCCGCAAAAAGCAGAAGTGCCTTAAGACCTCTGCCAATAATTTTTGTTGGTTAGCGACTAACTCCGTTTGTTAGCCGGTAATATCATCTAATCAATATCCGCAATACTTTCTACAAAGCAGTTATAATAGAGATTTCTGATATTTTCACAATATCTCCCTAAATTCTTGCAACTACGTGTTCTTTTGCAATTTCTTCTTTTTCCGGGTCGTAAATAACCGAACCGTTTTTATCAGTCTTATACTTATCAAATTCACAAGAAATTTTTATGTATGGGTATCTCAATGGCGTGCAGTCAGCATGGAAATCAATATTATACACTCCCTTTTGCCATTTTCCGTTAGCATAAATCTTTGTGTAACCGCCTTTTCTAGTTTTGATTATGATTTTTGAACGTGTTTTCTTCATTTCCAATGCACCTTGAACCCTTTCGCCGTATAATTACCAACTGCCTGTTTCAGCTCTTCCTTGCTTTTATATTCCTCTCGAAGCATGATTGCTACCTTGTTCTTCTCAATGGCGTATATGCCGCAGGTAACCGCTTTGCTCGCCGTATCAAGAACTGCTTTGTACTGTTTGCTGTTCATCTCGTATGTGCTGTTATTGATATTGACAATCATGCTTCATACACTCCTTCTCTTCCTTATGAGTTTGCATCAACATTTTTTAGATATTCAATGAAACTCATTTCAGCCCCCTCGCATGTTAAACCTTCAATAGGATTTTTGTGATAGTTTTCACGAAAATACCTCAATGCCTGTTCTTTTTCTTTTTCTGAATAAGAGTCCCATTTTGATATCCCAGATTTGTTTTTGAAAAATTCGCAATCGTGTTCTTTATAAGCAAATCCTACTGGAGGAATATACTTTTCTGGATGGTTACAAAATTCTATCGTTTTTTTCAAAAATTCATTCCATTCAATTCCAAAATAAGCACATTCATAGCATGTCATTCTTCCACCAACTTTCTACCACACATCGGGCAAAATTCAATTTCCATTGCTATCGCTACGTTCATTCCATTGCTACAACATTTAGCATACTGTGGACATTTATCAATATGGCATTGAATAACATTTATATAGCCCAATTTTTTGATTTTAAATTCTCCATATGCAGTTTTATATGATTCTTTCCCATTACAAAAATCACACATTTTCAACACCTATCCCTGCATCTGTGATAAATAACTTTTCCTCTTACATTCGCTTCATATGCTCTTCCAAGTGACCGAACAAACAGATATTTCTTTTTCTCACAATCCATATAATCCAAGGAATTCATATATGGCTCCAATTCGTTTGAAAGCTGTTCCACAAAATCCTTGATATGCTTGAATGCCTTAATTGCCTGTTCTTGTATAAACAAAACTATTGCTTTCCATGTATCAATTACTTTTACGGCATACTCAAGAATCATTTCTCCTAATTTTCGATACCATAATTTGAACTCGACAACCATATATCCTTGCAATTCAATAACTTTTTTCTGATCTTCTGACACATTAAGATCCATACTCACACCTCAACACCATCGCATTTTACATAAGAACCAAGACCTTTAATGTAATGGCTTCTCGTATCTTCAATATTTCTGCAATCTATGACTTTCCCCTCGTCAATACACTCTTGCAAGTATTTGCATTTATCGCATTTCGTATCTTTCTCAATGCGCGGTGTAGGATCTGCTTTTTGCTTTTTCTTGAATATTTTTTTAATAATTTTCCATAATCTCATTTCCGCACCTCAATCAAAACGTCAATCAGTTCTTCCAGTTCTTTTTCTGTCTTTTCTTTTGGAGTTTTTCTAAATCTTGTGGAAACATATTCCAAAATGGCTTTTATCTTCAAACATTCTCCTGGACAAGGAATATAATCATTTGGTCTCGCAGTTTCTTTGCAGATATACTCTGCATTTTCCATGCCAAGACAGGATAAACGACCGGAATATATGGGTAATGCACTGCATTTGAATAATTCAGCCTTAATCACTAAATGTTCTTTGTCGTATTCAAAATTCTTATCATGTGCCTTTAATTTTTCTTTGATTTCATCAAGAAACTCAACGCATTGCTTTGTTGAATAGCCAACATAAACAAATTCAAAATACATACTCACACCCCATTTTGCGTAAAAAATACCAACCATCGAATAGCGGCACAAGGAATCGAACCTTGTCATACCAAACCATGCCAACCGCTTTCAAATCTGCAATTTCTATTCACGGAAGGGTTTTATGTTACCAATGATACCGCTTACCATCCATACATCTTCCATCGACCTGAACTATTGCAGTAGTGCCAGACTAAGTGAAGATAAGGATAAGCGCAGTGCGTAGGACTCGAACCTACAAGGCGAATAAACGCCCGACCGGATAGCAACCGGCTCCAATTCCAATTATGGGAACACTGCCGAATTTTCTTGTATCGCCAAGAAATAGGTAAAGAAACGGTGAGTACCTTTTTGCTGGGCTACGCTCACAGGTGGAATCGAACCACCATTCTGCACCATGCTCGCACCGAGGTAATCATGTTTAAGTGGGGAAGAGAGGAATTGAACCTCCAGTGTTTACCACTTGGGAACTGATTTACAGTCAGCCGCAACACCGCCAATCGTTGCCGCTTCCCCAAAACCGCCCTCAGACGGTTAGCAATCATATTTTTCGTGCCATGCGTTGCACTATCCTGTGTGATATCACAGAAAATAGGCTGGTGAGGATTTGCACCTCACATAACAACGACTTTCCACAACGGGTAACACCCTTAACAGGTTCCTTCATTGCCTTGTTGATTCAATGACTTGTTCCTAACCAAAGCGTGGTTGTCTTATGCTTAAGCGTCTACCTTTTCCGCCACAGCCTAATTGTATTTTTGACAGCTCAGGCACCGTGGGATAGGCACCCGAACTATCAAGTCTGACTGCTATATGGATTGCTTGTCAGCAAATTACGGAACGATCATCATTCATCACCATATAGTCTTACGCCTAATGCCGCGCTCCGCGGCAAATACCACCGGACGGTCTCGCACCGCCCTTAACAGAATCGTCCTAGTGGCGAAAGGAGAAATACGAACTTTTCGTATTCCGAGATAAGCTTTAAACCTATCTCTCAATCGGAACGGCAGGACTTGAACCTGCGGCTATCAATTCATTAGAGCATGGAAGAATGAAAAGATTGCTCTTTCCTCTGAGCTACGTTCCGTCACAGCGCGCATAGCGCGCCGCTTATGATAGTATTTTTGATCTTTTTATTTTGCCGACGTCCACTAACACCGAATAATTGCTTGCGCCGAGTTTTTTCTTGCAAAAACCGAATGCCAGTGGACTTAAGCTATACTGGATGCTCCGACTTCTCAGACTGGTGCTCAGCGTCACTATCCAGATCGAGCAAATCTCCGGTGATGTCCGGTCCTTTTGATTTTGTTATATGTATTCTTTCCTCTGCACAAATGATAGGCAGCTGAAAGCAAATACCAAATATTGGACTATAAAACATTCTGTTACCTCCACATCAGAAACATGTTCAGCAACAGTAACATCACAAGTACCCATAATGCAATTGCTGTTTCTTTGTCTTTGGATTCTCTGCCAGATACAAATAGTATCAGCATAAAAATAACATCCAGCGTCGATATAATCGTTTTAATAATTACCATGGTTGTTTTCCTCTCACAAGTTTCTTTAGCAGGATTCGAACCTGCGAATACTGGAATCAAAATCCAGTGCCTTACCGCTTGGCGATAGCGCTATATTAACACTACTTTTCCGGCATGTAATAGACCATGTTATCAAATACAGTTATTCCCATACAAGGATCATTCATCTCAACGCATCTGATCGATATGTTTTTAGATACTGCAAACATTTCGGCCACCTGTTGTTTATCCATGTTTGTGCTAATAACTTGAAAAGCCGAAAATGCCTTGTGCATATCAGAGAATACTTCTTTTTCTCTACCTAAATTTGCATACGTCCCAATGGTAAACGTTTTTCCATCAACCATAGCAGTTATCATTCCATGATTTGCTGTGAATACCGCTCGGTCAAAATCAAGCGAAACGTCTTTGCTTTGTGATACTACTCTCATGCTTTTCCATCCAATCTCTTTTTGTTTTTGAGGATATTTAAAGGACTTAGTAGTGCTGATTTTCTCAACCTATCAAACCCCCTCCCCCTCCATGCCGAATCATGCTTTGAACATTGATAAATTGTTTGAATTGTTCGTACAATTCTCTGTTTGTGTTCTAACTATTCGTTAAACCTAAGTTTCTTAAACTGTTTAAACGAAAGTATGCGGCTCAAGGTGCTTAAACACTGGGCTTTAAATTGTTTGAATTGTCTATCACGATTTCACCATTATCTGGGCTTGAATTGTCAAAGTTGTCCGGCAATCTCGCACAATTCCCGCCTCCCAGTTTGGGGAGCTCCGAAGCTGTCAATGCTCTTGCTCTGGCTCCCTGGTCTCTTACGCCGGGCATATTAAAGCCGCAATACTTGTTGAGTGACGGCATGTAACACATGGGATTGTTTTTCCCGGAGATCTGTAAACCTACAAGACTTTCTTCCCGCATTTGGTCAATCTTTTTGCAAATGTCGGAGCCTGATGAGCCA